CTGGAATGGATGACGTCTCAGGACTTTAGCGCCGACGAGGTGTGGGTCTGCGTGTTTCACGCTATTTTCGTGTTCATCGTCCTCTACCTAGTCGGCTCAATGAGGGAACGCTATGTCGACGGCCGGGAAGCACGAGGCGCCCACGACGGAGGCCGCGACCATGACGCACCGCACCGTAGTTGACTGGCTGGAAAAATGGGGCGAGCGGGTGGCGACCGTCGTCCTGCCGGCCATCCTGGGCTTTTTCGGGATGGTCGCCGGACTTTGGACGACGAATCAGGAGCAAAACGGCCAACTGGAAATGGTTCGCAAAGACGCCGCCAGGATTGAGAAGGCGCTAGACAGTCTGGAGGAAAAAGTAGACGGCGTCCGCGGCGAAGTCGTGAAACTCCGGGACGATACGCGGGACGATATTCGCGATCTGCGGGCCGAAATTAAGGCGCACCCATAATGCTCGACTGGTTGTTTTCCGTCGCCGATTTTGTGACGCGCAATAACTGCGGTCGGTGGACGCCGACGCTGATCTATACCTACTGCATCGCTCAAACCCTGATCGCGGCAGCGTACCTTTTGATCCCGGCAATGCTCTATTGGAATTGGCGATATTCCCGGCTGCGCTTCGATCGCCGGCAATGGCAAGTAGCCTGCTTCGCGGCGTTTATTCTGTCCTGCGGGTTTGGGCATCTACTTGACGGGCCGATGATGTTTTTATTCCCGGCCTACCGACTGGTCACGGTCTGGCATTTTTTCACGGCCACGCTGAGCCTGGTGACGCTGTTTCTGATGCCGAGTTTTACGCGCGATCTATTCAAAGCTGCCGGGCGCTAGCTATGCTGGCGGGACCACGCAACCCGAATCGAGGCTGACCGATGCGGAACGTCCAGGCCTATTTGCCCAGTATTGGCGGCGGTGGCGGCGCCGGCACAGCGCTCAAGACGCCGGACGGGTTGACGGACGTCACGAAAGCCCGTGACTTCTCCGTAGTCGATTACGGGGCCAGCGGGTCGATCACCGACTACTTCGCGACCGTGGTAGCAGCTACGAAGGTGGTCTCGCTCAAGACGAACACCGGATCTGCGGTTTCGTCAAATGATTTCGCGGTCGGCCAGGGCGTCGCGTTGATCGGCGGCGGCGCGGCTAACTCGCTCGGCGCTCCTCAGTTGACGATCGGCGGGTCGCCGGCGTGTTCGGCGACGTCTTTTGGCACGGCGTACACGTTCACCGTCAACACGGGGACGAACATCCTCACGACGTCGGCCGCGCCTCCGGTGTCGACGGGCGACCCGGTGAGGTTCACCACATCGAACACGCTGCCCGCGCCGGCGGCCGTGTTGACGACCTATTATCTAGCCCGGATCACGGCGACGACGTTCCGCGTCTATAACTCTCAGGCGAATGCGATCACGGATGACGGCTCAACTGGCATTATCGACTTCTCGGACACCGGGACGGGCACGCATTCGGTCGATGGCTATACCGAATATCGGTACACCGCGCGTTGCGGCGATTCGACGATGGGCTTTTCCGCAGCGAGCTCCGAAATCGTGGGCCGTGGTTGGGTGATGAGCCCGAAGAACACGAACGGAATTAAAGTTCGCGCGCACGTCCCGCGCGGGTCGCGTTCGATGTTGATCTATGGTCGCGGGACGTCGGGTCGGAAGCCTTTGTTTCATACGGAGGCGATTGGAATTCGGGGCGGGATTAACTCGGCCGATCCTGAAAACACGTTTAGCGGTCCGGTTGAATCTTCGGGTGGTTCAACGAAATTGCGCATTACCGCCACGGCTCACGGCTTCGTCGCCGGTGACTTCGTGGACTTGCAATGGACGTCCGCCGGCGACTCGGGCTTTAACGGTCAATACATCGTCGACAGCGTTGCGACCAATACGATCACGTTCGCGGCTGGAACGTGGAATGCGGGAATGACGAGCGGTTCCGGTTCGCTCGACGCGGCGTATATCGAGGTCGTCGACTACGGCGACGCTTACGAACTTGAACCGTATCGACTCAACACCGATGTTGAATTCGCCAACATGGCGTGGCTCGGACGTCGCTTCTTACCTCGCGGGCGTAAAGTCTTCGAAACTGCGAATAATCGTTGGTGGACGCAAAACGGGTACACAGGCAGCGGTCAATCTGGTTCGAGCGCGCCATCGTGGGCGGCGACCGAGAATCTGCAATTGGTGGACGGCGAGCAGATCTTGCGGCGCGAGTTGGCCGCGTGGCCGACGGATGATACGACGGGCGCTACGCGCGGCGTTCTGTTGACGACGGTTCAATCCGTCGACTCAGTTTCGCAAATCACCCTGGTCGACGCCCCGGGAGCAGACATTTCGAGCAACACCTACTGTGTTGCTCACAACGACGGCCCGGCATTCCGGGCGTGCGTTGCGGCGGCGCGGACGTTCGGACGCGGCGCTAACGTCGTCATTCCTGGTGGGGATTATCGCGTATGGATGGAACCGTTATCGGTCACGTCCGCTTATTCGAATTACCTGAACGCGGCGCAACCGTTGTTTGTGTATCTCGCGCTTGGGCGGTCGGGTGACTATACGCATCCGATCAATGTGATCGCGTATGGTGCGACGGTGCGCATGCGTCAGTTGGAACCGTCGACGCGGGTGGATCATCTGGCGAACGGGGCGGCGATCGTCGCGCCAGTCGTGGGATTCTTCGGGCTTGGGTCGCGCAATAGCGTGATGCTGGGCGGCACGTTCGTCTATGAAGCGTTCGGCGGAATCTCCGAAAAGAATTCCAGCGGTTCCTTTGAAGCGACGAATTTAAGTTTCTACGTGGACAAGGGGCATCTGAACACCACGGATGGCATTCAGCCTTATTGGACGATCATGCGGGATCAGACGATCCACGCGCCGTCGATCTATTACTCGGGCGGCGTAGGCAGCACGCAGCCGAACGTGGGCCTGCGTCGTTGGGAGAATCATAACTGCCACTGGTTCTATGGCGGCGGAGACGGCAATCAGACGGGTTTGTTCTGGGGCGATTTTTCTTTTGTTGGCGGATCGGTGAATTGCGAGGGCCCCCACGGTTCGCATGGGTTCTATTTCAATATCGGGAAGGACAACTATTACGTCGACGGGACGACGTTCCGTTGGATTCGGACCGGAAACAAATACATCATTCAATGCCGCGGCTCGAACGGCGACGAGGTGATTCGGAATCTGCGTTTTTCGAACATTCAGGCGGAATATTGCCAGCCGTTGTTGATCGGCGACCAGACGTCAGCGAACGGCATCCGCAACGTGACGCTGAACAACATTCAGGGCTGCCCGATCATCCTGGCGGAGACGATTGGGGCGACGGTGAGCAACTGCGTTGTGCCCTACCTGACCGTCCACGAGGATGTGGACGGCTTGAAGATTGACAACCTGATTTGCAAGTCGCTGATTCTGTCGCCGGCGGACGTCGGAAGGAACGTGCAGGTATCGAAAGTCTCAGCGTCGTCACTGGTGTCGCTGGACAATTTGGAATTGAGTTCACTCACCGGGTTGACGATGCGGGAGCCGTTCAGCGCTGAAACGTCGTATTGCAACGGCACGTGGGAGTGGATCACGACGGGGTTGGCGGATTCGTCGTACTATCTGCGGCGACGGTCCACCGGCGGGGACCCTGGCATCTCCGCGCCAACGCAAGTGAAAGTGCGGCGGAAACAAACCCGTGTACAAGGCTTGCTCGACCAATTGGGGGCGGACCGTTGGTACTACGGCAACATTGAGGTTCAGACGATCGCGATCAGCGGTTCGCCGACGGGCGGAACGTTCACGGTGACCTATAACGGAAATACGTCGGGCGCGATCGCTGCTGGTGCGACGGCGGCGACGATGCAGACGGCGTTGCGATTGGTCGCGGGCTTGTCGTTGGTCACGGTCACGACGACGGGTTCTGGGAATAATCTGACGTATCGCGTGGCGATGACGGGCGTAGTCGGCGATCCTCCGCAGATGACATCGTCGAGTAGTTTGACGGGCGGGACGCCGGTTATCACGCACGCGACGATCCTGGCTTATCCGGGGTACGACACGCTGGTCGTGCGGAGCGGCGATAGCGCGAATCTCGACCCGGATGCGTTGCCCTTGGACTCCGTTGCTGTTCAAGACGTGGTGAGCGGCGACTGCGGCTTTAACCCCGGAGCGGGTTTGATCGACTGCGATTTCCGCGACGTCAAATTGACGCGTTACGACGGTCTGACGGCCCCGCTCGTGAACGGCGGCGGCGGATCGGCCATCGGCTACACGCGGGTCAAGTTCGAAAAATTCCGTATTCGCACACACGGCCAGGCGACAACCCACCGCGTGGTCGACTTTGGCTCGTTCTTTCATACGTCACGACGAACGTGAACACGGCGATTCGGTTGACGATGTCGTCCGGTTCTACGGTCCGGTTCCGCGATTTCTATGCGCCGTTCAATGGTGGAACGGGAGGGTCGACGGCGTACGTCTTCGACGTCTCCGGTGGACGGGTTGAGTTGATTAACGTCGCGATTCAAGACAACATCAGCTACATGGATTTCGACACGACCGCGAACACGGCGACGTTTTCGAGTTCGGCGGAGACGGGGACCTGTCAGGCGGGTTCAACAGAAAACACGTGCGTCTTAGCTGCGACGGCTTCGAGCATCGACGGCCGCTACAAGGGGCGTGATATCGTCGTGAACAACAACGGCGTGATCGAAGTCCGGCGGGTGAAAGCCTACAACGGCACGACGAAGACGATCACCATTCACGGTGAATGGTCGAACACCGGTCTGCCGAACACGTTGGCGACGTACGAAATCCCCACGTACCAATGCATCGACCTGGTGCCGATCGACAACTTCCCGGTGATCTTCTGGTTCCAAGGCGTGACGCCGCCGGGAGGCCTGGTCGAAGGCGGGATGTACTGGCTCAAGAACACGACCAACTCGGCGATCTACCCGACCTACGCGGATGCGGTCGCCGGCACCAACGCCATCGACTTGACCGGAACCAACTGCACGGCGCGCGCCGAGTTCCCCGGGCTGGCGAACGCCAGCCTTTACTCCGGGGCGGCGCCGATGCGATTCACCAACATCGCCTACGCCAAGAACGTCCGACTGCGCGGATCGGCCAACTGGCAGTACGCGCAAATCGCGTCGAACCAAAACAATTTCCAACTGGCTCCGGTGGACATGCACTTGTTCACGACCGACGCCTCGCGGGAAATCACCGGGTTTGCCGGCGGCTGGCCGGGTCGGGAAATTTTGGCGTTCAACGCGGGCGCGCAGGATTTGGTGATCGCGCATCAAGATACCGGCTCGTCGGCCGGCCAGCGGTTCACCGGGCCGGGGGCGGCGGACGTGACGATCCAGGCCGGCGAATCGGCTAAGCTATTCCTGCCGGGCGGCTATCAAGTGCCTGGCTGGTATGCACAGGCTTACTAGGAGCGTTTGACCGATGGCCAACTCGATCAGCCATGCCGCGTTGCCGTGCGTTATCCGCGGAGCCAGGGCGACGATCGCGATTCCGTTCAACAACCCGGACGGCGGCGCGGAATCCCCGGCGACGCAGATCAGCAAAGACGGCGGCGCGTACGCCGATTGCACCAACGAGCTGACGATCGTTTCCGGCGGGGATATCGGCTATTTGACGCTGACGGAAACCGAGACGGACGCGGCCTTGATCCTGTTGAAATGCGACGTGGTGTCCGGGGAATCGCCGACGGTGATGAGCATTCAGCCCGAGAATCTGCCGGTCCTCTTTACCGGCACCGCGCAGGCCGGCGGGGCCTCGACGATCACGATGCAGGCGGGCTCGTTCCCGACGCAAGACGACGTCATTAACGGGGCAATCGTCCACGTCACGGCCGGTACGGGCTCGGGCCAGGCGCGGGAAATCAAGGACTACAACGGTTCGACCGGACAGATCACCGTCGACCAGGCCTGGGAAACCAACCCCTCGACCGACTCGGTGTACAGCATCCTTGACCCGGGCGGTTACGCGGCAACGCTGACGCGCGTTTCGCAAAGCAGCTTCGACACCAACGTTCCGAACGTGCTGTCGCTCGCCAACATCGAATCCCAGTGCAACGACGCACTGGTTGCCAACCAACTCGACAAGCTGGTCCTCGCGTCGGCAGCGGCTGTCTCGATGCACTCCAATAGCCTCTGGGCTCGCCTAACGACGGTCGCCGGCGATTACACGACGAGCTACGACAGCGCCCATCATTCGCTTGAGGCATTGCAGCGAACCAGCGTGATGATTCGGACCGTCATCACTGCCGTTTCCGATCAAACCCACTTTACGATCGCCAACGGGAGCCCGGACAACGACGCCTACCGTGGCCGGGTCTGCGTGATCGAAAAGGCCGGCGACCCGACCCAGAAAACCGTCACCGGCATCGCGGACTACACCGGCGCGACCGGCGACGTCACGCTCTCCGAAACGCCAACGTTTACGATCGGCATCAACGACGTGGTAACGATCGCCCTGCCGCCGTCGGTCCGGGCGATCCGCGACGAGCTCGACGTCAATAGTTCGAAGCTGATCGCGATCAACAACAAGACGACGAACCTACCGACCGACCCGGCGGATCAATCCGCGGTTGAGGCGGCGATCACGGCGGCCACCAGCGGCCTGAGTACGTTGACCGCGGCGGGCGTGCGGACAGCGATCGGCATGGCCAGCGCCAACCTGGATTCGCAGTTAGACGCCCTGCCCACGGCGGCGGAAGTTACGGCCGCGGTATTCGCCAAGACGATCGACGGCAAGACGTTCGAGGACTGGGCGGAAATCGTTGGGGCTGGCTCGGCCGGCAATCTCACCGGCGCCGGCAGCGGAACCGAAATCCTCAAGGGCCTCGACGGTGTGACTACGCGGATCACGGCCACGGCCGATGAGGACGGCAACCGGACTTGCGTCTACAGCTAGGCCGCGTGCTATACTCCCCAGCATGGGCAAGAAAAAACCGACGGGATTCCGCGATCGGATTATCGACCTACGCCGGGTCAAGGCCTCCGAACTGGTCCCGAACGAAAAGAACCCGCGGACCCACGGCGAGCATCAAGCGGCCGCCATGCGCGGCATTCTCGCCGAAGTTGGCTGGGTCGACGGCCTGATCGTTCGCCAATTACCGGACGGCCGCCTCAAGATCATCAACGGCCATTTGCGCCAGGGGATCGCCGCCGAGGAACTGGTCCCCGTCCTGGTCACCGATCTAAGCGAGGCAGAGTCGGACAAGGTGTTGTTGACGTTCGATCCGATCACGGAACTGGCCGGGACCAATACGGCGGAACTGGAAAAGCTGATTGCCCGCGTGAAGATCGAAACGCCCGACCTGCAAAAGATGATCGACGAATTGGCGAAGCAAGCGGGCATCGGGCTCAAGGAAGTCGTCGAGGACGAAGTCCCGGCGGTTCCGAAAAAGCCCAAGACGAAGCCGGGGCAGTTGTTCCGGCTGGGGGATCATCGGCTGCTTTGTGGGGATTCAACAAGTCGCGATCTGGTGTCGCGTCTTATGAACGGCGAACCGGCTGGAATGATCTTCACCGACCCGCCCTACGGGCACAACAACAACAACGGCGACTTAATCCATAACCGTGAGGCGGCGCTTGGAAAAAAGAAAACGAAGTCGTCTGCCGCACGCCCGATCCTCAATGACGGCGAGGAAGCGAACGCGATTGTTCGCGGATTCTTTTCCATTGCCAGCGAAATTCTGGTTCCTGGCGGCTGCTGCTGCTGCTGCTGCTGCGGCGGCGGCGGCCCCGATCCTCAGTTCGCGCGATGGTCATTATGGCTGGACGAGGCCATCCCTTTCAAAATGTGCATCGTCTGGGACAAGGGCGGCCTGGGGATGGGCTGGCACTATCGCCGCAATTGGGAATGTATACTTGTCGCTGAAAAACCGGGCGCGGCTTGCAAGTGGTACGGCGGAAACGACGTGCCGAACGTGATTCGTGATATCGGAAAAATCATTCCATCGGCCGATCAGCATCCCACGGAAAAGCCGGTAGCCCTGCCGGCGTTTTTTATTCAACTCCATTCTCGGACAGACGAAGTTGTCTTTGAACCGTTCAGCGGTTCGGGGTCGACGCTGATCGCGTGCGAGGAACTGGGAAGGCGATGCTACGGTATGGAACTCGACCCAGCCTATTGCGACGTCGCAATCGCCCGCTGGGAAAAACTCACCGGCCGCAAGGCTGAGTTGGTCAAATAGAAAAGTCAGGTTATCATTCCAGCATGGCCGCCAAGAGAAAACCTAGCGCCGGCCGTTCCGCGCGTCGCCGAGCCCAACGCAAGCAAGCCCCGGTAAAAAAGGCGCAAGCGGCGAAGGGCCAAGGGGGACCGGGGGGTATTCAAGAGGACACCCGGCAGACGACACGGCTTTTGTCACGAGCGGTAACGCAACGCTGGCCGGGGCTGGACGAAGATAAGCGGCGCGCGATCATGGCCCGGCTGGCAATCGCGGCCCTCGGCGGTACGGATTCACGGCCGGCGAACTATCGGGAATCGACCGGGGCGGCTAAGGCGATCTTTCAGGCCGAAGCCCAGAACATGGAGCAAGAGCGGCGGGACTTAGAAATCCCCGACTTCCATGAGCACAAAGTCGACGCCGCGATCGCCGTCACCGAAGTCGTCGAGCTCGATGGCGACGAATGGTACGGGCGAAGCTCAGCCAAAAAGGCAAATCGTCCTGCCAAGGGCGCTTGAGCATCAAGCGGACGTGCTGCTTAATCACTGCCGATTCAAGGCCGTCACCTGCGGAAGGCGCTGGGGAAAAACTGCCGCGGGTCTATTGGCCACGATCAAAGGCCACGGCCCTTTTCGCGGGGCGCTGCGCGGCGCGATGGATGGCGCGTATATCGCGTGGGTGGCCCCGACCTATACGATCACGGACGGGATTATCTGGCCGGATTTGAAAAAGGCTACGGCCCGCGCGTGCCGTGTTTCGGAAAAGCGCCGCACGGTCTACTTCCCGTCCGGCGGCATGATTCGAGTCATGTCGACCGACCAGGAAAAGAACCTCCGCGGTCCCGGTTGGGATGGCATGGTCATCGACGAAGCAGCCTTCGTGAAGGAAGGTATTTGGGCGAAGGAACTACGCCCGTCGCTGGTTGACCGCCAGGGGTGGGCGATCTTTTTCACCACGCCCGACGGCTTCAATTGGTACGAAAAGCTGTACTCAATGGCGGCGATTACCGAGGGTTGGGCGAGGTGGCAGCGCCCGACGTCGGATAACCCGATCATCCCGACCGAGGAACTTGAGGCCGCCCGTCTGGAAATGGGCGCCAAGGCGTTCGCCCAGGAACACTTGGCGCAGTTCATTTCCCAGGAGGGAACCTGGTTCGACGCCGAATACTTCACCGAGGATATCTGGTTCGACGACTGGCCGACGGATACCGTCGTCCACGACGTAATGAGCATGGACCCGTCCCTCGGCAAGTCCGACAAATCCGACTATTCGGCGATCATCTTTCTGCGCCGGACCCACGACGGCACGCTCTGGATTGACGCCGATATGGAGCGGACCGACGCCACGCAATCCGCCAAGCGCGCGGTAGCCCTCGCCCGTTCGTTCAACCCGCTGGCGTTCGCGATCGAGGCCAACGCCTTCCAAATCTTTTTGTGCAACGACATTCGCCGCCTCGGGGCCGCGAAGGGCTATTACATTCCGGTTTGGGAATACATCAACACGCTGCCGAAAAAGCAGCGCATCCGAGGGCTATCGCCCGTCTTGGCTCAAGGCCGCATCAAGCTCAAGCGCGGCTCGCGAGGCGCTCGGACCTTGTTCGATCAGCTAGTCGGCTACGGGGTCGACGATTACGATGACGGTCCAGACGCCTTGGAAATGGCCGTGCGGCTCTCCGACAAGCTGGCGGCCGAGTAAGGGGGACGCGATGGACGATACGACGCTTAGCCTACTCAAGGCCCGCGAAGATCACGCCCGGCAGTTGATCCGTACGGCAAATGCCGAGGCCGACGCCCGGATGGTCCGCCTCGGTCGCGCGCTGGCCACGCTCGAGGAAAGCGTCCTGGCGGACGGCTTTGATAACTTCGTCGATCCGCGCGAGTGGCAGACCGATGAATACGGGATGCAACTGGCCGGCTCTGGGTGGACGTCGGTAGGCGCCGATCGCTCCGACCGCGAGCATGGCGACAATCACCCGTACTACCGCACCGAGCAGGACTTGGCGACGATTCGCGCCCAGGCCCGTTACCTAACCACGGGCAACGAGTTGGGCGTCCATATCCTCGAAACGCTGACGGATTACGTCGTCGGCGACGGCTACAAATTCCGCTTCAAGCTCCGTAACGAGCGCGAGGACGCGAGTTTTCTGCCGGTCGCCAAGACCTGCCAACGCCTGGTGGATCGCTTTATCGAGGACAACAACTGGCAGGGCGACGCCGACCGCGAGCTATTTACCCGCTTGCGCCGCGACGGCGAGGCGTTCCCGATTCTCTTTCAGGACGGCCCGCGGTGCGTCCTCCGCATGGGCGAGCCGGAGCAATGCGTCGAGCCCGCCGGCTACCGGGATATCGAGGATCGCTATGCGATCGGCCGCCCCGGCGATTGGAAATGGGGAGTGCATACCGCGGCGGACGACGTCGAACAGGTCTACGGCTATTACTTCCAATGGTCGGAGAGTACGGCCGACTTTAGCTACCTGCCGCGGTCGATGGTCGAGCATGTCAAGGTGAACGTCGACCGCAAGGTCAAGCGCGGGATGTCGGACTTCTATCCGGTGATTCCCCGCCTGCATCGCCTGGCGAAGCTGTTGCGAAACACCGAGGAAGGGGCGACCATCCAAGCGGCGATCGCGTATATCGTGGAGGCCGCCGAGGGGGTCAACCGGACCGCGGCGGAATCGGCAGATTTGCGGCAATCTGACTATGCCGCGCCGATCCGCGCCGGGCGTTCCACGCGGACGCAGAACGTGCGGAATATCTCGGCCGGTACGGTCCTGACCACGCCGCACGGGCAAGAATACAAGCCGGGCCCGATGGGGGCGCAACACTCGCCCAACCTGATGCTGGTCCTGCAGGCGTCCATGCGGTTTGTCGGCAACCGCTGGAATATGCCGGAATACCTCGTCTCCGGCGACGCCTCCAACGCGAATTATGCGTCGACGATGGTAGCCGAAAGCCCCTGGGTCAAATCCTGCAAGGCGAAGCAGGCCCAAATGAAAACTGCCTACGGCGCGATCATGTGGCGGGTTGTCGAGGCCGGGATCAAGTCCGGGGCGTTTGAAGCGTTCGGATTTTGGAAGATGGACGACGACGCCTGCCGGAAGATTCGCGACCTGGTGATTCTCGATATCGAGGCCCCACAGTTGGAAGTCCGCGACCGCAAGGCCGAGACGGACCGCAACGCCGTCTTGAATCAGCGCGGCATCCTGTCCAAGCAAACCTGGACCGGCAAGGAAGGCGAGGACTGGGACACGGAGCAAGACAACTTGCAGGAGGAAGGCCCGGCAATGGCCATCGATCCCCTGACCGGGCTACCGATGCCGATGCAGCCGGGGGCATCGATCCCCGGGCAGCCGGGCCAGTTGCCGCCAGTTGCCGGCCAGTTGCCGCCGGGACAGCAGGCAGGCCAACAGCAACCGCCGAGGCCCGACGCGATCCGGGAGGCCGCGGCGCTATTGTGGGGCGGGTATCCCGAGGGCGAATAGATGGACCTACCCAACCGCACGCGCTATGAAAAGAGCATCCGCGCGGCCCTGGCGGCGATCTTCGCTAAATGGCGCCGCGCGATCAAAGCTGGCGGCGATATCCCTTGGGACGAGATTCGCGAGGAAATCACGGCCGCCTTGCGCCGCGACTTGGAACGCCTCGCGATGTTCGCTTACCTACTCTGGCTCGGCCAGCAAAGCGACGCCGGGTTTAAGCCTCCCCAGGATGCCGCCGCGGCCGGCGTAGCGTTCGACGGATTGATCGCGGCGAGTGGTCAAATCCGTTCCGGCGCGAGCGCCGATGCCCTGGCTAAATCGCTCGGCGTCGAACGCGGCGCGTTATTGCAGCTAGTCACGGCGGCGGTTGGCGCCGCGCTTTTTGCTGCCGAACAAGCGTCCAGAATGGCAAATGCAGTTGTGCAAAACGTCTATGACGTTTACATTTCGTGGAAAGCGGCAATTGCTAGCGGAGCGGACAGCCAGAAGATCGCGAGCGAATTGGAGCGTTCGGTCAGCGATCAGCGGGCGGAAAACATTGCCGTTACCGAAACGACCCGAGCATTTGAAACCGGCAAGGAAGCGGCCGTCGCGGAATTCGAAAAAAAGTTTTCGATCGAAGTGCGACGGATTTGGAACACGAAACAGGATGAACGGGTCTGTCCGATTTGTGAACCGCTAAACCAGACGGAGCGTTCTTTTTGGAGCGTGCCGTTCCCCAAGGGTCCGCCGGCGCATCCTTTTTGCCGCTGTTTCGTCTCGCTCAAGCTGTAATCCGCCATGCCGCGCAAGCTGTCATCGCCGGTCATTCACGTCGCCATCGGGGCGACGATCAACACGACGCTCGACGTCATTGCGGCGGTCGCCACGAAGCGCTACCGGATCCTGCAGCTATACATTAAGACCACGGCCCAAACGACGCTCCAAGCGATCAGCTACAACGCTTCGACCCCCGCGAATCTGACCGGCGCTATCCCCAACGCGGCCTTTGGCGAAATCAACCTGCCGTACCTTGAGGAAGGCCACTTTGAAACGGTCAAGGGCGACGCCTTCCGGTTGGCGACGGGCGCGTCGAGCGCCTGCGGCGGCTTCGTGAAGTATCAGGAGATTATCTAGTGTTGCTCCGCGAAATCACACTTTCGGCCGGCCCCGGGCTGCGCATCGACGAGGAAGCCGGCGTCATCTTCGACGTCAAGATCATCGGCAACCGTTCGGCCAACGGGCGCGTCTACCCGCAAAAGACGCTCGACCGCGCCAAGTCGATGTACGAAAACCGGCCGGTCAACCTGAATCACCGCAAGACAGAAAAGGACGGGAGCCGGACCGGCGAACGTCGCGTCGAGGATCGCATTGGTAAGTTTGCCAACGTCCGCGCGACGGAAGGCCTGGTCGGCGACTTCCACTACATCAAGGCCCACCCTTACGCCGGCCAGTTGGTCGAAACCGCCAAGCGGATGCCGGAGCAGTTCGGCATGAGTCACACGGCAGACGGTAAGGTCGAAAAGGTCGGCAACGAAGCGACGGTTACTGAGATTGTCGCCGTCGAAAGCATCGACCTGGTCAGCGACCCGGCGACGACCAAATCACTCTTTGAGGAAATCGAGCGCGACGGCAAGGCCCGCGAAATCATCGAGCGGCTTGGCGACGACGCCGAGAAGATGGTCGCCGCGCTCCGCGAAATGATGTCCGGCCCGGTGGCCAACGGCGCTATGCCGGTCGCCGACGGAATGCAGTCGGTCGACAATCAAGTCAACGCCGCTTTCGAGGCGGCGATCGTAGCGGCCTGGCGGGATATGACCGCCGATAAGGCCACGACGCTCAAGAAGTTCCGTACCATTCTCGACGCGAGGGAAAAACTTATGGGGACGAAAGAACCCGAGCCCGGGACCGGAACTGCTGGCGCCCCGGCCGCGACCGCTACGAAGGAAGGCGCCGAGCCAGCCGCGAAGGCCGCGGACGTGGCGGCGCTCCAAGAGAAGATCGCCAAACTTGAGGCCGACAAGGCCTTGAACGAAGCCAAGGACGACGCCCGCAAGTTGCTTGGGATCGCCAAGATCGACGCGACCGACGACCTGGTGGAAACGCTGGCGAAGCTGCCGACGACCGGCGACCGCAAGAAGCTGATCGAGTCGTTCCCGAAGCCGGGCGCGACGGGCCAGCAACCGCCGCGATCGGGCCAAGCCAGCGGAGGCAAGGCGATCGACGAATCCAAGAAAGCGCCTTGCGACGTTGCCGACGACCAGGCGACGGCGGCCTATTTGATGGCCCGCTAGTCCCGGACCGCCGGTCGCTTCGCCCAACCAAATCAGCCAATCAACCGAGGATAAAAGACAATGGCAACGCCCCGAATTCACGCGGCAGAAAACCTGGTTTTCTACGCCTACGATGGTTCGATCGCCGTGCCCAAGGGCGCGCTGATGTACCACGATACGAACGACGTTAAGCCGGCGGCCAGCCAGGCGGACGCCGGGACCGAGGACTTGAACGCCCGCACGTTCGCCAAGCGGTTCGCCGGCGTCGCGATCGAGGTTAAGGTCGCGGCGAACGCCGCCGATACCATGCTCTCGGTCGCCCGCGAAGTCACCGGCGAGTTCGATTGCGCCTCGGCCACGTTCGAAGTCGGCGACCTGGTGGCGGTGGACGAAGCCGCGAGCGGAACGGCGCTCGAAAACATGAAGCTGGTTAAGACGACCGACCAGTCGATTGCGATCGGCGAAGTCTACCGGCGTGAAGCCTCGGCCACGACGCGGGTTAACGTGATTCTTCGCGCCCGGGCTGGCTCGACGCCGAACTACCAAAGCCGGCCGAAGCTGTTCAACGGCACGGGCGTCAACACGGAGACGCTCGCCGGCGACAAGGTTTTGGTATTCGGGGACGCCCCGGTCCAGGCCCTCGATCCGGGCGGCGCCGGCCGCAACATCGACCTGCCGGCCGTGACTGGCTTGGAGGGCGAGGTGTTCATCATCGAAAACACGGCGGACGCCGCGGAGATTCTTACGATCCGCTTGACCGGCGGCGGCGCGACGGTTTGCACGCCGACGCAAAACGAAACCGCCATCGTGTACTGCCGCAACGGAGCCTGGAAAGGAATCGTCGGCGCGAACAACTAGCGGCCGACCGTCTCCGTCAACCGTTTATCAACCCGATCAAATTCGCTTGTGGAGTTTCGACAATGTCATTCAACGGCGCAAACGCGCGACGCCTCTACGAGTCCTTCTGTGCGAAGGGCGCGGAATGCAAAGGGTCGACCGGCCCGCGTGGCTTTGTCCGGCGGCTCTTTGAGTTGGTCGGGCTAACCGAGGATATCCACGGCAACCCGCGCGTGGATACCGAAAAACGGGCGATGCGAGCAAAAGACGTCTCGCTCAAGGAACTGACGTTCGCGATGCTCGGCGAGGAGGCTCAATACAAGATCCTCGGCCCGGCTTCGACGGACTACAACCAATTGACCGAGGACGCGACGAGCGCCGTTCACCCGGGCGACTTCGCCAATATCTCGGCGTGGAACGTCGCCGTATCGGGCCTGCTGGGCGCCCAGGTCATGGAAGCCTACCGGCGGCCGGAATTCATCGGCGAACGCCTGGCGACCGTCCGGCCGACGAAGCTGCGGCAGACGAAAAAGATCGGGATCGGGATCGTCGGCGATCTGGCCGAGGATATGAAGCCCGGACAGCGTCATCCTCGGGCACAGTTGCCAGAGCGGTACGGCTTGTCGCCGATCACGAAAAAGCGCGGCCTCGGGATCGAAGTCACCTACGAAGCCGTCTTTTTCGATCTGACCGGGCAGGTCAACCAGCAGGCCGAGTCGATCGGTTACGAGTTGGGCTTGCGTCGCGAGCGAATGATCATCGACCAGTTTCTCGGCATTGCTCCGGCGGCCCAGAATTGGAATTACGGCGGCGTCGCCTATGGTACGTATCAGACGGCAACGCCGTACATCAATGACCACGCCAACCCGCTGAACGACTGGCAGGACGTCGACGACGCCCGGATGCTGTTCGCCGGGATGCGCGACATGGAAAAGGGCGAGCTCATTGCCATCGGCGGCCGGGACGTGCTGGTCATGCCGGGCAAGGAAATGGAAGCGCAAATGATCTTCTCCTACGATCGCTTGGAGCGGTCGACGCAATCCGCCGCGGAGGTTGGCATCGGTCCGAACCCGCTGCGGTCGGCCGGCTACAACTTGCTGCCGACGAGTATGCTGGTCTACGATCGCTTGATCGCGGCCGACGGCGGCGCCCTCGACGCGGCGGTGGCCCGGGAATACTGGTTCATGGGCGACTTCAAAATGGCCTTTGACTACTGGGAAAACTGGGGGATGCGGACGAAGCGCGCGGCGGCCAACGATTACGACATGGCCGACCAGGACTTGATCCTGGCGATCTTCGTCAACGAAATGGGCATCCCAGGCGTCAACGAGCCTCACGCGATCGTGCGGAACAAGAACTAGGAAGCAAGGGAACGATGGGTCTGGCTCGGGCCGGCGGTCGGAGTTTAATCGGCCGCCGGCTTTTTACTTCCAATCTCGCAAGCGGAGCGATAGATCATGGGCAAGCTGAAAACCGCCAACCGGAACACGATCGACGCGGAACACGACACGCCGGGGCAAATGCCGCAATGGAATCCTCCCATCACGGACCCGCGGCGGGCGTTCAAGATGCAACAGCGGGAATACCGCAAGGCCGTTTTGGACGCGAAGCACGAGCGGCTTGAGGCCGGCGAGCGTAAATTCCAGATTGGCATCATCAAGGACGGGACCGACGATTACCTCTGGTTGACCGATCGCGGCGACAAATCCAAGTTCCTCCTGGTCGGCGGCTCAAGCGAAGGCGAAGCCATTCACAAGTTCGCCAAATTCGCCGGCATCACGGCGGGCCTCGATATGGTCGAGGTCATCAAAGAAGTCACGACCTAGCCTGGCGGGGATGCGATGCCGAATCCGACTGATCTAAGCCAGGTTTCGGGCAGCGTCAAGGTGAGCGCCGTAGCCGCGTCCGTGACGCTGTCCGACGAAAACACCTGGCAGATTCACCATACGGGCGTCGGCGAAAACGGCCTCGCGGCGACCGACGCCGTGTTTTGCCGGTTCAACGATTCGACGGCCGTTGTCGGCGCGGCTACCCGCAACCTGGTCGTGCCGCCTGGCTGCGCGTTGTGCCTGCCGAAGCGCACCAGCCGCGTTGTGTTACTGACCGCGCCCGGGGCCGCGTCGTCGCCGATGGTCAACCTGATCTGCCAAAAAGACTCTGTGCAATGATCGGCCGTTTTCTCGATCCTCGCGACTTGATCCCGGGCTTGGTTTACTCGCCGGGCGGCGCTGGCGGTAGCTTGCCCAGCGTCACGATCACGAACGACCTGGGGTTATTCATCGTTACGGATTCGGCCTACGGCGCCCTCGGCAACGGCGTGGCCAACGACACGGCGGCGATCCAATTGGCGATTGACGCCGCAGAGAACGCCGGGGGCGGCATCGTCTATTTCCCGCCCGGCACGTATCTGGTTACCTCAATCTCGATCGCCGGCAACGACGTCGAGCTGCAGGGGCCGGGCATCCTCAAGATGCACGTCCTGGGCGTCGGCTCGCTCGAATCAAGCGCCCTGGTTAGCATCACGGGGAACCGCAACGGCATCCGTCGCCTAAGGCTCGACGGCAACAAGGCGGCTTTGCCGGCCGGATACAACCGGCTGATTAACATCAACGGCACAGGCGGGGACGGCTACGATAACTACGTCACCGGCTGCCAGCTTTACAATCTTCGGGCGTGGGTCGATCCGAACAACCCGGACCAAAGCAGCGCGAACCAGGTGGCCACGGCGGACGCCCTGCAAATTGTCAACGGTCGCCGCACGCGGATCGAATACAACCGGATCACGGACGTCGGTCATAACGGTATCCGTGTCGGCGGCGATAGCAACCGGATCGTCGGAAATTACATCTACAATTGGACGCACGGCCGCGGCATTCGCTGCTATAGCGGGACCGACCTGGAAATCGTCGGGAACACGGTCATTGGCGATCTGGCTAGCGCGGAGCAAGGCTCCAACATCCTTTGCGACCCGGGAAGCGGCGACGAAGGCCGCCTCGATCGCGTCCTGATCGAGCGCAACCATTGTGTACGCACCAACGGGACCGGGGCGCAGGCCCTCAAGATCGCTTCCTGCGGGCTCGTCATCGTCCGCGGCGGCCATTACGAAGTCGACGATACCGACCATCAGGCAATCCGCATTGAGGACGGCGTCGGCCGGGTCATCTTCGAGGAAGATTGCGTCATCAAGCCCAACGTGTTCTGGTCGCCGGCCGACAACGCCGGCGGCTCGGTCTACCAGGGGCAAATCCTCTCCCAAGCCAACGACGGAGGCTTCGCGCAATTCACGCTCGACGGGAGCAGCACGGCGTTGATCGTCGGCAAGTCGCTGTTCGTCCGTAACTCCGGCGTGGCGGCGTACAACCGCGAGCATCAGATCACCGAAGTCGCCGGCCTGGTTGTGACGACGAACGTACCTTATGACGCCGGGGCGATCGACGCCGGCAATTCGTGCCATTCGGGAATCGACGAAGTTATCATGCGCGACTGCACGGTAGGCAGCGACGCATTCGATCACGGCCCGTGGCTGGAAAACCTTTGCTCACCTCGATTCTCCGCGGAGCGGGTCAAATTCGGCGGCCTCTACGCGCGTACGGGCAACTTCTCGGGGATTGATTGGCAGTACATCCACGACCGCAACCTCGAACAGTTCCGGTTCGTCGATAACGAGTTGACCTGCAAGGCTACTGGGGCCTTTCGCGGGATCCGCAATAGCCAGACCTACCCGCTTTTGCGCGACGTGTCGGGTAAGGTGATCTGCAAGGGCAACCGGATCAAGAACGTCGATCCGACCTATGTGACGGCACCGGTCCTGGTCTACGCCACGGACACGATCACGAAGGCCGGCGGCACGATGACCAGCGACACGAACGGCGGCTTCGCTCGGTTTACCACGACCGTGCCGCATGGCCTCCGCGTCGGCGATTCGGTCACCGTCTCCGGGCATTCCGTCGCCGGCTACAACACGACGCACACGGTCACCTCGCGAACGTCGCTGACGTTCACCACAAACGTCGCTTGGACCGCCAACGGCACGGGCGGCAGCTTCACGGGCTCCATCACGTTCCCGAACCGCGCCACGCTATTTAACTCCGACGGCGATCGGGCCGGCGCCTACCTGGTGACGGCGATCCCGAGCGGCGTGGATACGGTCTTTCAACGGGGCGACGTGTTCCGCAAAACCGACCCCTCGGCAGCCGGAACGCCCGGGTATGTTTGCACTACGGCCGGTACACTAGATGCGTCGGTCGGCACTATGGGAACGCTGCCGGCCCTAACCTGATCGGGGCCGAGCCATGCCAACCGCCGCCGAAAACTTGCAGGCCGCGCTAGACGCTCTCGACCAGCGCATCCTGGTCCTGTCCGCCGCGGTCAAAGGCGCCTACTCGATCGACGGGCAAAGCGTCGAGGATAACAGCCAGACGCTCTTAAACCTGATTAAGGCCCGCAAGGATTTGGTTACCGCGCTCGACGCGACCGAAGGGGCCTGGGAAATTCAAACGCGGGTCGTGCCATGACGCTCAAGGCGGATATCGCCAACGATTGGCAGCAATTCGACGGCGTCGAGACGGTCGCGGTCACGCCGGCCGACGGCCGCGAGGCGTTCAACGCGAGCGCCTTGCAGCGGATGCTTTCGGTATCGCAAATGGCGATGGTCGGCGGCTCGTTCGGGGCCGAGGATAACGTCGTCCCGTGGAACTTCTTTCAATCGAGCATGGGGGCTAACGTCGTCGCGATCGGCGACCGCTTTACCTCGGCCGCCTCGGGGAACTGGATCATCAAGTCGCTAGACTATTCCCCGCAGACCAGCCGGTGGCGTTGCCTTTGCACCAGGGCGCTTTGATGGGCTTCTATAGCTCGCAGTTCTATAACGCTCACTATTACGCCAGCCAGTTCTACGGCGGGAACGCCCCGACTTCGCCGCCCGGGCCGGTGTCGTTCACGATCGTCGACCATGAGGACGGCACGGGCGCCACGGTCACGATTACCGGGGACGACGATTCGACGCATACCGTGTTTGTCGAATACTTCGATCAGACGCTCGGTGGCGGCCCCTGGTATGACATGGGCTCGATCGAGGGCTCGGGCGACGTCGTCTTGGACCTGCCGCCCGGCCATTACCTGATCTACGTCCTGGCAACGAACATCAACGGCAATTCCATCACGGGCGTCGTGTACTTCGCGGTCACGGACGACGTCGACTCGATTCACTACCGTTGCTGTCTGGCCGTGCAAACCAGGATCCGGGCTGCGGCGCTAACTGGCGTGGATTTTGACAGCGTCGTCGTGCAAAAGTTGCCCCTCGGGCGTGCCTTCCTGCCGCGCGACGGCGGACCCACGCCGCTGCCGCCGGAACTGTCGTTGCCCGGGATCATCGTCTCGCCGGTCGGTTCGGAAACCCGGGACGCGATGGGGCATACCAACGCCCAGGACAACAACGGCTACCCGGTCATGGTCACGATACTCGCGGCCGACAATCAAGAATTGGACCTGACGGGGCGGGAGTTGCGCTGGCGCGAGCAGATTACCCGCGCGTTTAACAAGCAGCGCTTGCCGGGCGTCCGGGAAGTGCTGATGATCCGCATCGAAACGTCGCCCGTTATCGTTCCCGAGTCGTGGATCAATTCGAGCCTTTGGCATTCGTCGCTGATTATCCGCTGCGAGGCCAGAGAGAATCGAGGGCTAGGCGCATGAACGCGGAAGTGTATACGGATTACGACCAATTCGAAGCCGACGCCAAGCCGGGGTCCATCTTCCTTGCTGGCGAAGGGGAGCGGCTCTGGCTGCATCATCATTGCCCGGGTTGCGGCGAACGGTCCGGGCTCAAGCTATTTGAAACGGTTAAGCCGTGCAGTCCGTCATGGAAGATCGAGCAGCGCGACCCAATCACGCTTAGCCCGTCGGTCCACCATGCGAGAGAATTGGGCGGCTGCGGCTGGCACGGTTTCCTGCAGCAAGGCAATTGGACAAGCTGCTAGGCGCATAAGAGCGGCCGCGCCGACACGGAAGAGGTCGACGCGGCCTAAGACGTAATCGCAAGGGCAATCTACCATGATCATCGCCAAGCGCGTACCCGCCGATCAGTTCCCCGCCCTCGCGCGCAAGATTCGCGACGACGCGCAGAACCTTTCGATGGCCGAGGCCCTGCGGGAAATGAAGCGCATCGGCGAGCGGGCTATCTCGGCGAACTTCGATCGCCGCGGACGCTCCACGGGCGAGGCGTGGGCGCCACGCAAGCGCCGTTACCGGCACCCGATCTTAGAAAAGACGGGCCGGATGCGACGCTCGGCGACAACCGAGGGGGCGGCGGGCCACGTCGAAGGGATCGGCAACCGCGAGGCGCATAGCGGTACGTCGGTCTTTTATTCGATCTTCCACCAGCTAGGAACGTCCAAGATGGTCGCCCGTCCTTTCGAGGAACTGCCCGATTCGGCAGTCGACGCGATGGAAGAAGTTCTAGTAGACTGGTGCCAACGCAACATTTTCGCGCAGGGGGTCTAGGTCATGGGCGTTCCGACAACCAGCGAACCGGCGGTATCCGCGCTCTCCAAACTCTGGATCGCCTCGGCGTTGCCGTTCCATGCGACGACCGCGATTTGCCTGCCTTACACCGGCGAGGGCATCGTCTCGGCGGGGTCGAACTATCACCCGAACGGCGTGACCGGGACGCGCAGTCGGCCACGAGAAACGCGGCGCCGGTCGGGCTACACCGTCGGAGGTTCGGTCACGCTCACCCCCAGCTTTACCCAACTGCAAACCTTGCTGCCGCTGATCCTCGGCGGCGCCATCGCCGGCAGCGGCACGTCGGGGGCTCCCTACACGTTCGCGCTAGCGGAAACCCTCCCGCAGTTCCAACTCCTACAACAAAAGATTCTGGGCAGCCTCGCCGCTCACCCCTACGAAATTTATCTGAACGAGGGCTGCGTCGTCGCCAACGCCCTTTTCCAGTCGACACAGAATAGCGCCCTGACGCTGACGCTGTCGATCGAGGCCCGCCGGCAGACGCCTTATGCCGACGGCGCCTTGAACGTGCCGGGGTCGATCAATACCGGGGCGAATGTCGTCTCGTCCGGCGCGAACGTGCCGTCGAGCGTCCCGGATAACGACACCTGTTTCATGCACTATGACACCGGGGATACCAACGGGTCGATGCGACTCGGCGGGACCGACCGCGTGGCCTTTGACTGGTCGCTGGCGATTAACAACTTTCTGGACACGGGCCGCTTCGGCAACTCCAAATACCGCTGGGGCTTCCCGGCCAACGACCGCGAAGTCGTGATGAGTGCTACGCTTCCCTTTTCCGCCTCCGAAGCGTTGCTCTATGACGTGGCAGTGAATTCAGCTTCGCCGGACATGAACGACAACACCATCACGTTCTATGCTGAACTCGGGACGAATGACGACGTTTTGGAATTCCAAATCGGCACCTGGCAGCCGCTTCCCAGCACGCCCGTCGCCAACGGCAAGAATGAATACCTTTTGGCGCTGGCCGGGCCGGTCGATCGCAAGAACACGGCGACCGCCAAGCCGGAATTGGCGGCCCGTCTCTGGCGAACCTAACAACGGAGTGTTAAGCAATGGACGATACGTCGCCCGATCTTTCCGTCCACGAATTAACGCCGCAACTGCAAGCGGACCTGGCGAACCGCTTCACGTATCACGCCCCGAAGGCGTCGCAGATCCCCAAATACGGGATCGTTCGCAACGAAGCCCGGAGATTGGCCGAGTTGCTTTGCAAGCTCTGCCCGGACAGCCGAGAAAGGGCCGTGGCATTGACGAACCTCGAGACGGCGGTATTTTGGGCTAACGCGGCGATCGCCCGGAACGAATAGATCGCCGATTCTTTCACTCGCAGCGGAGCCAAGCCATGCCAGAAGCAAACCCCGTCTACCCGTGCGCGATCATCGAGGACGGTTACACCGAACGCGGCTACGTCAAAGGCGTTCCCGGCCTCTACCCGCCCGTCCGGTTTCTCTATCGCCGCATGGCCGCGCCGCAACAACAGGCGATGTATGACGAGGTCGACCGGCAGACGGACCCGGCGATGCGCATTCCGGTCCAATCAATCCACCTGATGCGCGGATATCTCCTGCAATGGGATGTGGTCAACGGCAAGAATCAGGCCGTCGCGCTCTCGGCCGACGCGCTGGCCAAATGCACGGCGCCGCTGTTCTACCGGATTCGCAATATCATCACCTGCGCGGAAGCCTCCGACCTGGACACCGCGGCGCCGCACCTCGCCCAGCAAGTGCCCGTCGACGTGCAGCACAGGATGACGACCGGCGAAGATGTTCCGGCCGAGGTTGTCGACGCAAAAAACTAGCGCTGGGCTTGCGACTCTTGTTGTCGGAGCCCGCCGTTGCCAATCTCTCTTGCGCCGAGTGCTCGCAGTTCATCTACGAACCGGCGAAGAATTGGGCGCCGCTCCTGCGCCACGACCAGACGAAGTATCCGCGACCCTCGCGCGTGCCGCCGCCGTGCAATCTCTGCCCAAAGAAAAGCCCGCGCGAGGCGTGGCTATACGAGCTCTCGGCGAAGAACCGGCGGGCGTTGCGGCATTACTTCGAATGCCGGGCGATGGCCTTTAACGGGATGACCGAGGCCGAACGCCGCGATCCGATCGTCCGGCGGAACTTCGGGATTATCGACGCCGCGATCCGGGAACATGATCGCGGGCAAAGTACCCGGGACGCTATGCTGGTGATGCAGGCGGCTTTTTCCGAGCTCAAGCAGGGTTTCAAGAAATGAGTACCGGCGGCGCAGGCGGCAGTAATCGCGAGGTTGTCTTTCGGATCACGGTTACGAAGGACGCCTCGGTCGACGCCGTTATCGGCGAACTAGAGAAACGCTTCGCCAACCTGCAAGCGGCGGCCAATCTCCGCGTTGGGGCCACGGCCGGCGGAATGCCAGGTCAGGGCGGTTACGTGCAAGGCGGCGCGCCGGGCGGTACTGCTGGCCGACCTGGTGGCACGGGCGGGGCCGGCGGGCGCGGCGGCTCAGCCATGCCGGGCGGCGCGCCACCGACGCTAGCACAGGACTTCAACCGCTTAGAGCGAGAATGGGCGCAATGGGAGCGGAAGCGCCAGCAGGAGGAAAAGGCCCGCGACCGCGAGGAGAAACGCATTCACAGCGACCGCCTGCGGCGAGTTAACGAACTCCGGGCGGGCTTCGGCGAGGCGCTCGAGGGCGTTACTAGCCTCGCCCGCGGTTTCGTCTTGCTGGGCGTCTCGGGCGAGGAGAACATCGAACGGGCTTTGCGGTCGCTCGCCAAGTTCGAGGCCGTTGCCCAAATGGCCCGCGGGTCGATGAAGCTCGCCAATTTCGCCGGTAAAGGCCTCTCGCTGGCCGCTGAGAACGCTGGACTCGCGGCCGGGGCAGGAGCCGGGGGTCTGGGCGCGGCCGCCGTAGCGGCTGGCGTGGGCGTCCTGGGGGCCGGTTTCGCGATCGGCGATACCATCCGGTACAACGCCACCGGGCAGATTGGGGCCTATAGCCAAGGCTACGCCGGGGCGGCCACCAGCGCGGCCCGGACGCTATCCGGCTACGGCATTCGGCCGGGTGGCTATGGGAATGTCGCCGCAACCGTGCTAAGCGGCGGAACAAGCGGGGCGGTGACTGGTTTGCTTGAGGGGGGCGGCTTCTACGGGGCCGCCGACGCGCAACAGCGCGGCGAGCGCATGGCCGGCAATACGATTGCCGATATGAGCGGGCGTATCCAGGTCGATATGCAGCGGCTCAACATCGAAAAGGAAATCCTTGCGACGATGCAGCGCGAGGCCGCGACTGTCAAGGAAATGAGCGCGGCCGGACGCGCGCGGAAAGATTCGGCCGCCGAGATCTACGCCGGCATGGACCCATGGCAGCGCGGCAGCGCGATCGCCCTGCGTAAGAAGTTCCTAGCCGATCCCAATTCCCTCAATGATCGACAACTCGCAGAAGTGGCGCCGCTGCTAGGCGAACGCGAGCAGAACAAAATTCAGCGCATCTATCGCGACCGTGCCCGCAAGGCTGGCCTCTATGACGAGGGCTGGCAAAAAGAGGAGTTCGCCGAGTCGCAACAACAGAAGTGGGACGACCAGGGCTTCATGGACGGCAGCGGCTTGCGGATTGACAAGTCGATGATGAAGCGCGAGTACGTCGTGAAGCTAGAAACCGAAAACACCCAGCAGATTGAGCAATTGCGCACGCTCCTGACCGACCTCTACAAGCACGCCTCCGAGGACTTCCGCGTGAAGCTGGAAAAACTTGAGCAGGAAATGAACGCTAATTTCCGGCGAATTGAAGGCCAGCGGCAAAGCGGGTCTAATGCCCAGGCTGACGCTCTCGGGGGCAATTGATGTACGCGACCTACGGTGCCTATCAATTCGACGCCGACCGCCTGTCCTGGGTCTTTCGCGAGGAAGCGAAGCTAGACTCCTCGGGCGTCCCGTTCGCTTACACGCCGCGCTACGACCTGAACTACTATTGCGCGGTGCCGGACACCGGCAATAACGCGGCCGATCAACTCGCCTTGACCGCCAAACTGGATGCGCTGCGCGCGGCGTTGCTGGTCCCCTATCAGGACTTCACGATTTACGACAACGGCGGCCAGCCGATCTATCGCCCCTTGCGAAATAACGACACCGTCGGCGGCGTCAAAGTGCTGGCGCTCCCCAGCTTCCCACGCGGGACGCGGGACGCTGGTTTCTATACCACGTTCGTCGAAGTGGAGTTCTCGATCGGTGCGGAGACGACGGCCCCGGCTGCTGGCGGCGGTAATAACCCGGTCATTCGCTGGTCCGAATCGGTTACATTCATCGGCAACGGCGGGCCGCGGTGGGTCAGTCAAACCATGATCGAAGGCCCTCCGCGCGGCGAGCAGACGGCGCAGCAAACGCCGATCAAATGCGTCCAGGAAGGACAGGGGACTGGCTACTCTACCTGGCTCAACTTCCCACCGCCACTATTCGATGCGCGGTACGAACACGGGGAAATGAGGCAGCGGCGTAAGATGACGCCGACCAATAAAGTCGGGGGCGTTTCGACCGAGTATCCGATGAGTTGGCAATACCACTTCGAATTCAACGGCGAACAGGCTTTGCCCGATCTTGTGAGGCCCTAAGCGATGGCGAACAAATACTGGGTCGGCGGCGCGGCGAGGGTCGCCCAACGGCGTACATTCACGTTCGGCGGCACGGCCGAGGCGGACGATATTATCCGCGTCACGATCGGCACGCGGGTCTATGACTTCGTCACCGGCACGACGGTCATCGACGATGCCCTCGCGGCGTTAGTCACGGCCTGGGGCGCTTTAGACCGCGCGCTCTTCCCAGAGTTCTACGAAATCATCCCGACCTACAACTCGTCGACCAACGTGTTAACGCTCACCGCGCGCACGGCCGGTGAGCCTTTCTTCGAAACCGGCTCCACCTGGTTGACGCTACGGCCCTACGAAGCGGACGGGACGACGCCGGCGACCGACTTGACGATCGAGGGCTCGAACGTCGCCACGACCGGCACGGCGTTGACGGCGAACAGCAGCCCGACCGACGGCGGTGTCGCGGCCAACTGGGCGGGCGGCGTCCTCCCCGTGGATAACGACACGATCATCTTTCAGGGACATAGCGTCCCGCTCACCTGCGGCCTCAACTATTCGTCGATGGATTTGTCGGTCCGGGTTTTTAGCAATTACACCGGGACGATTGGGCGGCCGGCTACGAATCCGCTGGGATACCCGGAATTTCGCCGGACCTATTTGCGGATCGGCAATAACGGGATTCAATCGGTCACGCTCGGCATCGGTCCCGGCGCCGGCAGTGGGCGGATCAAGATTGATACCGGCTCGGTCGAGTCCCACGTCGTCATTCTCGGGGCCGGCACGCCGCTCGATACCGGATTCCCGGCCGTCTCGATCAAGGGCAGCCACGCCAATAGCACGTTCGAAGCGGTCAAGGGCTCGGTAGGGATCGCGACCGGCCCGTATGACCTGGGGGCCGGGGCGGAAGAAACGGCCCAATATACGACGCTGGCCGTCGGCTACCTGACCAACCAGAACGGGGACGCCCAGGTCCGCGCCGGCTCGGGCCTGACCGTGGCGACCGTGAATATGTCCGGCGGTACGCTGGAACTGAATTCGGCCGTCTCGGCGGCGATCAACAAAACGGGCGGCGAATTGACGCTCGCCGGCGGCGTGACCGGAACGGCGGTTGTCGTGGCACTGCTGAACGAACGCGGCGGCACGACCTACGTGACCGGCGTTACGACGATCACGACGGCCAACATTGAGGGAACCGGCAAGCTCGACTATCGCCGCGATATGCGGCCGAAGTCGATCACCAACCGGGTCAACAAAAAGAGCGAGGAGTCCGAATTCCACGACGAATTCGGCGTCGTCGCCACCTGCCAGGTGGATTGCGAGGGCTGCACGCATAAAAACGTGTTCCTCGGTACCAACGTCTCGGTTACGCGCTCCGCGGTGGCCTAAGCAGGATGACGACCTACGCCCGCTGCCTCTACCCTGGGATCGTCCAGCAACGGAGTTGCGTAATCAACTTCGGGCAGGGCCTCACGCCCACGGGTTTCGAGTTGGAAATCGCCCCGCAGCCCGAGGGATCGATCGTCGAAATTGGTACGCTACGTCTCGAATACGCCGACAAGTTCCTAGAGTTCCGCGACTGCCGCGTCGATCATGCCAGCTTTCTCTATGACACCAACGGGAACGTCACGCGCATTACGATCCACGACCGTCGCTGGCGCTGGAAGCTCAGTAGCAAGAACGGTGGCGGGCGGATCAACGGGGAATACAACGTCCGCCAGGCCGACGGCACGCTCCGCAAGATGGAAAACGGCGACCCGACGAACGCGATCGAATACAGCGAACGCGAACCGCAGACGCTCGCTATCTACTGCCTGACGGCCGCCGGCGAGGAGTTGGTACCCGGGGCCGTCGACGCCCTGCCGAACGACGCCCGGCCCTACGTCGACTGGGATGCCGCCAACGCGATGTCGGAACTGCACGCGCTGGCCGAATCGCTCGGCTGCCGGGTCGCTCTTTGCCTGGACGACAAGGTACGCATCTTCCGGGCCGGGGAAGGGATTCAACTTCCGGCCGGCGGCAAGACGCAGTTTTCCGGCTCCGTCTCGTATTTCGACATGCCGGACATGCTCTCCCTGATCACCGGCCCGGTCCGCTTTGAGTTGGATCTTGAGCTCGAAATGGTCGGCCTCGACGTCGACGGCAACTGGAAGCTGAACGACGATCTAAGCTATAAGCCGTCGGGCGGCTGGCAGGGCTCCGACCTGATGACGGACTACGCCGCGGTTATGAACGATCGCGGCAGCCAGAACGTGGCGATGAAAACCGTCTTTCGAACCGCCCGGATCAAGCAGCCGATCAATATTCCGATCTTCGGTTTCGCCAAGCGCCGTGAACAGCTAATCCTACTCGGCGCCCAAGTCCATCTTGAGAACGCCGGCGAGGGGGTCCGGTCCCCTCGCTCGCCGATGGTCTACGGGAAGTATTTCCGTGCGCAGGATCCCGCCGCGGATAACTCGATCGCCCAGGTGACTTATCTGCCGGACGACGCGGTAGAAAAACGGCTATCGCAAGACCCCCGCGTCGAGCAAATCGTCGACGTCGGTTTCTCTCTCGACCCGGACCGCTGGCTCGTCCACTTCGGCGGCCGGATTTGGGCGCTGGACGACGAAGGCCTCGCGGTGGACCCGGAATTGCGCCTCCGCGTTGCCGTGCATGTTCGACGCGAAGGTGACGGGAGGATCGAGCGCCGCCAGGTCGATCGCACGCTCGCGACTTCGGACAGCCCGGCGGTCCTGGACTTGCTCCACGACGAGATTATCCCGACCGTGACCTGCCAATACTCCGAGTCGTTCGCGCCGATTAACGTCGTGGAGAACTGGGGCGATATCCTGCCGGAAATCGAGTTTTACTTGAGCCAGAAGCAAAGCGAATTCGCGGCCAGCAAATCGCCGTCGACTTGCCAGTACCAGGGGTGGCGGTTTGATATCCCGCTCGACGGCGCCATTCAATCGCTGACCTGGACGCTCGCCGCCGACAACTCCGGGCCGCTCACGCTGGTCCAGCGCAACCAGGACGTCGGGGTCAACGGCACGCCCTACCGGCTAACTTCGCAATACCTCGCTCTGGCCCGCGCCAGGAGCCGGGTAGCCCGCCGCGAGTGGTCCGATAAGCGGCGCGACGAAATCAACGCCGCGCGGGGGCCGCAAGTATGATCACCTACGATTGCCCGCTCTTGAACGATTACGCCGGCACGATCCCGGCGTTCGGCGTCTGTAAAATCTCCTCGGTGATTACCAACGCCGGGCGCTCGGTGTACCGCGTCACTCGCCCGGACACGACGCTCGATCAGGAATACATGCTTAACGGCCCGATGCCGATTCCTCAGGGCAAGGCCGGCAGCGGGACGCTCGGCCTGGGCTACGCGCTTTGCGACTCGGCGGCCTCACCGGCCTACGGCCAGCATTGGGGCGTGCAAACGAATAGCTTCTTGCTCAAGCAGTATCGCAACGGCTTTTTCTGCCTGGGGAACAATCAGGGCTCCGGGGCGACGCAGCGGTCGATCGTGCGGCCCTATCCGCTGATGAAGCTACGCGGCACGCTGGCCTCAAGCGTCGCGCAGGGCGGCTCCGTGACCGTGCTGGTTTACACTCGCGACGGCGCGGCGTGGACGAGCTCGGGATTCTCGGTTACCGCTTATGACGACTTGCTCAATGCGACCGAGACGCTATCCAGCGGGACCGTCGTTATTATCTACTGGTACGGCGATCGCTGGTGGATTCAAGAAGCCAGGTGCCCGGACTAATGAGTTTCTCTTTTACTCCCGGCTGCTGTTGCGCGACCGGAACGCCGAATCCGTGCATCTTCTTTCAAGACTCGTTCGGGCGAGCGGACGATACCGATCTAGGGGCCGATTGGACCGAGGTCTCCGGCGATGCCGAGGTTAGCGGCGGTGCGCTTCTGATCGTCGATAACGGTTCGATGATCATTGCCGACGACCCATCGCCGACGGCCAATCATCGCTTTGCCGGGACCGTCTCCATTCCGACCGGCAAGGTAGCACGGGTGTTTCTGGGGTGGCTCAATTCGTCGGACTATCTTCGCGTCACCTTTTCCCTGACTGGCGGCACGCTAGCGATCTTCTCCGGAGGCGTAGCTATCCGGCTGGAAACGTTCACCTACGGCTCGGCTTTGACGGCCAGCACGGATTATGCGTTCGAGGTCTGCCTCAAGGATTCGAAGTTCGTCGCCAAGATCAATGGCAACGAAGGCGTGATGCACTTTGTATCCGCGCCTGGCTTGCAAGTCGGCGTCGGCGCGACGCTGGCGCCGGTGACGTTTGACAATCTGATCGGGACCGAGGTGTCCGAGGACTGCGACGATTGCACCTATACCCCGGTCACGGTTGAGTGCCCGTGCTGCATTACCGGAAACATCGTCAATCGCGTCGGCATCGAAATCGCCGGCGTGGTCAACGGGGCTGCCGAGCCTTGTGACGACTGTACGACGCTGAACGGCCTTTGGCTGCCAACTCACGCGATCGGATATGACGGTTGCGAGTGGACCTGGCTTTCCGTGTTCGACGATCCGGCGCCACCGCCGTTCTGCGGTGACTTATCTTACGAATGGTACTTCTATTCCTGCGCGCAAGTTGTAGACGACCGCAGATACGCCGTGTTTGAGATTTATAGCGGCGGCGTCGCGATCCCGGCAAATCTGGTGGCGCGATGGTCGGCCGATATCGGCGCCGCCGCCGACCTGGTCGACTGCGATTCGCTCGACGGCACGGTATTGACGCTTGAAACCGTCGGGCCGGCCGGAACCGGAAGCTGCGACGACTTCGCCGGCTCCACGGTAACGATCAGGCTGGATCCATGAGTTGGTGCGATCTATCGGATATCGCGGACCGGCCCGGGCAGTACCGTTGCGTTCGGTGCGGGCGCGTCACGAAGCCGACGAAAGTTCCACGCGAAAGGATTCACTTGGCATGTGCCGTCGCCGGGCCGCCTCGGGCGAAGCGTTGGCAATGGTGGTCTGCCAGGCCGTCGCTCGGCCTCGGTGACACGCTCGGGAAGTTGATCGAGTTCTTTACGCTCGGCCAACTCAAGATGCGATGCGGTGGCTGCGACAAGCGCCGTATGTGGCTCAATCGTCGCTGGCCTTATCGCAGGCGCACTAGCAGCCCCGCAAGATAATCAGCGTCGCGACGATCAAGCCCCCGCCGATCCCGACGGTCAGGACCGTGATGATATCGGCCTCGGTCCAGCGGCGTAGTTTCATCGCCGTCCCCCGCGCGCGATCCGCGCCGCCTCGGCTTCTTGAAACTCCATACGCTTCGACGGGTCCGCGAAGTGCGTCCCGCCCTCGGCTGGGTTGCCGTCAAAGATCGCGCCGCAACGGTTACAGCGGTAGTTGCGGCCGCCGTCCGGGGCTGGTTTCTTGCTGCCGCACTGGGGGCATGAGGGCTTGGTCATAAAGGGCGCCGGATTTCCCGCGATTACCAGTCGAAGGCGGCTCCGGCGGGCCGTGGTTGGAGGTTAGAAGTTGACTGCCTTTTCCGCGAATCTGTGCGCGTTATGGATCACGTCCGACCAAGGCATGCCCTGCACCGTGTTCGGGTTCGCCAGCATGCCGATGATGTACGCGAGTCGATAGGCGTCGCGGAGCCAGTCGTCGGCTTCCTCCCCGGCCATTGGCTCGTCGTCCGCTTCCGGCAGCGGCGGCTCGACCAGGGCGTCGGCGATCGCCAGGCACTTTTCGTTGCTCAACGACGTTGATCTTTCCAAGCGGCGCACGATTTCGGCGACCGTCAAACCGGCTGGCAGTTCCGGGTATACGTCGCCGACGCTCGCTCTGGCAATGATGCACGCGACGCGCTGTGACTGAACTTCTTGGATTGTCGGCATGTCACTCCGGGACAGTCGACCGATGAGCCATTGATAGGAATGCTCGCGCGTCATCGGCTCCGGGACACTGACCGGCTGCTGAATTTCAGCCGTCTCCAAATCGGACTTGAGGACTTTTCCGCTACGGAAGTCGTCCGGCAAATCGGCGGCCTTCTTTGCTTCCAGCTTGTTTATCAGTTCATCAAGTTTGGCGCTGAATGCCTCGGTCACCGCCGTGACGGCCTCGGCGGCGTCCTTGGCGATGATGCTGGCCAGCGTGTTGATACCATTGGGACTGATTTGGTAAACGGCGGCGTTCGGCTTCGTTTCGTTGCCCATGATGTTGCTCCGCTAAAGGGTTTGGAAAAGCCGGCCCGCCCGGTCCCGTGTAAAGGAGAAAACCACGGGAGACGGGCGAGGCCGGGAACAAATTCACCGGCGCGCCGCGGGGCTAATCGGCGTCTAGCCCGGCCGGCTTCCCAGCCAGCCTTGCGGCGCGCCGTGGCTTCATCCGGTCAACACCGAGGCGGTCAACTGGGCGTCGCCGGTTGCCTCCGCGGTGATGATCACGACGTCATGCTCGACGGCGAAATCGGTAATCAATTCACGGTTGGCCGGGTCCAGTCCCTCCCACGCTTCTTGCGGGATCGTCATCAGCGCCCCCGGTCCCGCGGCGGTGACCGCGATCTTGAGGGCCACGATCCATTTCTCGCCGGAGGACAGATCGGCGTACATCGCCCGGCCCCGCTTGGCATGAGGAACCGAGATTCGGCCGTCGTTGATTTCGATCCTGGTGCCACTACGTTGCACCAGTTGCGTCAGGATCGCCTCGGGCTGCTGGCAGGCTTCCCGGGCCAGCTTGGCGCCGCGGGCCTCGGCGTCCGCCTCCTGGCGAAGCGTGGCTAGCTTTTGGCGGCTGGCGATGACGCCGCGAATCTCCTCGGCCTGGGCAAAGGCCGCCCGCGCCCGGCCGACCGCCAGGGCCGCCGCCTCGGTTTCTTCGGGCGTTGGCTCCGTTGCGGCTTCTAGTTTCTTGCGTAGCGAGGCGACGCGCTCGGCAGCTTGCAGGGCCATCGAGTGCCGCTGGGTTAGATCACGGACCACGCCGCGGACCGCCGAAAGCGATTCCTCCAAGCGGGCGGCTTCCTGGTTGTGCGAGAGGATCAGTTGCGCCAGTTCGTCGACGTTCGCCGATTCCTTTTCGAGCGTTTCAACCTCGGCGGCGATCATCCCGGCGTACTGAGCCTTGCGCGTCCGCTCCTCAAGGGCGCTAAGTTTCGCCTGAGCGTCGGTCAGTTGCTTCGCCAGTTCGTCGGTCGAAGCCGGTTCGGACGGCGACTGGGCCACGACAACGCGAGCATCGCCGGAAATGACCGCGATCTTGGCGCGGGTCGCGGCTAGCTGCTCCTCGTAGGACCTGGCATATTCGCCCAGCCGCAACTTGAGGCGCGAGGCGAGAATCAACACGTCGTCGGCCCGCTCAAACTCCTGGTTGATGATGGACCGCAATTCTTCGCTATCGCCAGCCAGCGCCAGCCAGTCGCCCAGGACCGGGCGAACCTGCATGATCGCCAGGCACGCCTTGATCCGCTTGCCGTCGGCCGCGGCGGGATCCTTCACGCCCGGGTCCACGAAATCGGCGATCGGGTAGCGGGATTCAAAGCCGATTACCTCGAGCTCGCCGGTTAGCCGCGAGGACTTGCCGACGGTGAACTTTACGCCGAGGCCCTCGACGACGGCGCGCGTCGTGCCGTCCCGCGGTCCGGCGGTGTCGCCCTGTCCGGTGGCCATGCGGTTGATGGCGGCCAGCGTTTCGCTCTTGCCGCTGCCGTTATTGCCCTGCAGTACGACGATCCCGGCGTCGGGGATCGGGATCCGGGCTTGCACCACGGGTCCGAGGTTTTCCACGTCAATGTGTCGCATGATGGTTGCTCCGCTGGTTTGGAAGGTTGCCGGTCACTCACCCGCCCGGCGTGAAGGGCCAGTCTGATAACGGGTCGTTAGCCAAAGGCCCTCGGTCGGGCGGCTGGTCGATCCGCCCGAATTTTCTAGGTACGATCAGACGCGATTCTGGGCGCGCTATTTGTTTGGTCCGGCGATACCGATTAGGCTCGGCATCCTGTTTTCCTTGTACGCTTGGGCAATCTTCGGCCGGACAATCTCGTCCAGCGTTTGCCCGTTTGGCAGCACGACGTAGGCCAGGAATTCTTGCTCAAATTCGCTGATGCCGCAGCGGACGCATTCCAGCTTCGCCTTGAGCGCAAGGCAGAGCGAACGCCACCGCTCTCGGCAGGCTTGCTCCCATGCCTTGCAGGCGTCGTCCGGGTGGCGATCGACCTTGCAGTTGCGTCGCTTATCAAACTTCTGGGCGAAGTCCGAGCGATCGGGCAGCGGCAGGATGAATCGCACTCGCCTATCGTGGGCCTCAAAAAGGATCATGGCCTGACAAGCCTCGCGGCCGAACGCGAACGACGTAACCCCGTACTTTTCCAGCGTGGTTTCAATTTCGGCCCGCGATCGCTCGACCGGAACGCTAGTCCCTTCGGCGTAGATGCTCACCGGCTCCCCCTTTCAATCCTATAGATCATTCGCAGCCAGCATTCCGCCGTGACCCAAGCGAAGCCGGCGGCCAGCATCGTTGCTATATCCGCCTCGCCGGACGGCACCAGCCAGCGGGCGACGGCCTGGGAAAAAGCCACAATGATTGCAATCGCAATCGCGCGAATCAGGTGGATCACTTGCCAACCTCCCCGCGCTTCGCCTTGATCGCCAGGACGATCCGCGCGCGTTGGTGGGCCGTCATGTCGAACCGCTTTTGTTCGGCGTCGACCGCGTTGCAATCGGCGACGGTCTGGCAACGTGCGACACGCGAAGCCAGTACGGCGTACATTTCCTCGTCCATTGCGGCGTCGGTATTGCGTCCCGTGCCAGGCTCGGCGTCCTCCGCGTCCTCGGGGAGTAGCGTTTCCTGGGTCGTCTTGTCGTCCTCGGCGACGGGTTGCGTTTCCGTGGCGGGCGTCTCTTGCACGGTCGGCTTCGTCTCGGCCTCCGTGGTTTGCTCGACTGGCTTGTCGGCCTTTTTGCGCCCCTTGGGCTTGGCGAAATCGCTGCCGCTGACGGCCCCGGTGGCGCTGGCCGGCGTGCTGTCTTTCGCCGCGTCTTGTTCGCCGAGCCGACTGACGAGTTCCGCGACGGTCAATTCGCCGTTCTTGAGGCTGACGGCCACCTTTTTCAGCGTCAGCAATTCGCCTTGCGTCCAGCCCAGGGAACGGGGCCGACCGACGATTGATTCGACTTGCTCGGCCGATAGACCGTATTTGGCGAACGTCGGTAAGACGCTCTCCTCGATCGTCCCCTCGGTGACGGATTCGGCGATCTTTTTCTCGCACAGATCGCGATACATCGCCTTGGTGATGGCCGGGACCGCATCGAGGATCAGGTCGCGACGGAGTTTCGATTTTTCCGCCTTGACCGTGACGCTGAGAAACCTGTCCTCGGGCGTCCGCTCCATGCCGCCGTTGCCATACCGCGACTTGTACCACGGCGAGACGATCCGCTCGTCACTCGTCATCGTCCCAGTTGCATAGTCGATGAACGTTCCCGAGACGCGGACCTTGCCGTCCGGCAATTCCTCGGTGGACGTTGCCAGGCGGTTCATGCCGTAAATCGAGCGGATCGTCTCGGCAGCACGGATCGAAAGATTCTCCGCGTACTTTTGAACGTTGTTTTTGTAGTCGCAATCCCGGCATTCGCAGCGTGGGCAGGTTGCCCGGTCGCGATCCTTTGGGGCGACTTCGTAGCGGTGCTTGCACTTCGCGCACTGGCATTCGCAGGTCTGGCCGACGGGCTTGCAGTAGATCGCTTCGTCAGCGGCCGCGGGGTAGGCCTCAATCACGGCCGTAAGCTGCCGAATGATATCGGCCTGGTCCCTGGGCTTGGTCCGCGCCAGCGCCATGATCGACTCGTTTTCCATCTTCAAAAGCATCAGGTCGCGCGGCAATTCCTGCGCGCGGTCAAGCTGCCGGGAAAGCTCGCGGTCGTCGGATTCGTCGAAATTGGTGGCCATTGATCGTTGCTCCGCTGAATGATGATGGGGATCTATCCAAGTTGAATCGTGAACCAACGCCCCGGCCCGGTCAGCGGCACGCGGTCTCCGTTGTCCAGGTGAGCGTAGAGCTCGTCGCTGACGTTTTGCAGGAAACGGACGCGCGCCTCGGTATAGATAGCGAGCCGGAAGGCGTCCGTTTCGACGGGGCGAATAGCCCAAATCGCGACCGTTGGTTCGTCTGAGCATTCGTTGAGCGAAAGGTCGGAAGGCCGCTTGACCGCGTCGTAGGCCGTGATGGTCATAATTGCTCCGCTTGGAAAAGGATAAAAGTCCGCCAACCCAACTAGGCACAGTTCGGAGGCGGTTTGGGCGCGAGTTTTTTCTTTTTTTCTTCCTCGGCCAAAACTTCGCCGAGCGCTTGATTCAAAGCCGAGGCGTCCATCAGCTTGCCGATATTCGGACTTTGCGTCGGGTATTCCAAAACCCACCGCAGGGCGTCGGCCGCGAGGCCAAACATTCGCTTGTCCGACTTGTTGCGGGTGGCTTCGTAGTAGCTGGCCAGCGCGGCGGCCAGCAGCCGGACGTCGTCCTCTTTGCGCATGGTTAGTTGTCCTTTGCCGAGTCCGTGATCGCTTCGCGCTGGATTCGTCCAAAGTCGCGGGCTTCGTCGAAGTCTTTTGCGATTCCGCCGGCCTCCGGGAACGGGTCGTCTGGTCCGGTCGCGGCCAGATACGCGATCGCGGCCCTGGCATGGGTGATGAACCTGAGTTCCCTGACCGAATCTGGTTCCGCTAGGGCCTCCTGATACGACCATCCGCTAGCGGCGTCGGCGATATCCTGAAAGGATTTCATCGCGGGGGTTTTGCGGTAACGATATTCTCCTGGCGGCATTACTCGCCCCCTTTCGCTTCGCGCTCGGCGTCGAAGTAGGAATGATCGTAACCAGCGGAACCTTTTGGTTTTCGCCCGTTCCGGTGAAACGGTGGCGGCTTCAAGTCCGATGAATGGAATCGCTCAAGATGATCGCGGACCCCGGCGCATAAAGCTAAGTTGTCGGGAGAGTTGTTTTGCGGGTTTCCGTCGCGGTGATGGACAATCTCACGGCTCGCCAGCTTCCGCCCGAGCACCTGTTCCATGACGTAGCGGTGCTCCATGTGCCATTGCCCGTCGACCTTGATTCGAACGTATCCGCGACTATCGACGATCCGCGATCCGTCAAGTCTATTTCTCGGGCTATCAGTTTTGCGGAAGCAGTCCTTACACAGCCTAGGACGTCGCGAGCTTTTGATCCTGCCTGGCATGATATAGAGAGGCCGCGCGCAACGTGCGCACTTGGGCGCGCACAAGTCGCAGCGGAGAATTCTCATCGACTTAGGGGCGAATGGCTCGCCGCACAATACACAGATTTTGTTGCGGAACCTCCGCAAGGCGACGGGCGTTTTATTATTCCCCATTGGACGCCCTCTCTGCGTTAAAGAAGACACAATCCCTGGCATAGCCGCACCACTTGAGCGAGCAGTTCCACGCCCCCGGGGCGGCCGGAGTATACACCCCCGCGTCGATCGCCCGCTGCACGGCATTAACCCGCGCCGCCAGGACGTCGAAGTCCCGCTGCGTCCGCTCGCTTTCCAGGTATTGCCGCTTGGTTTCCTTAGTGGTCTGTACGACGGTATCGAGCGCGACGAAGTCCGCGACTTCTCCCGTCTCCTGGGCAAAGCAGGCCGCATAGCCGGTCAACTGAATCGACTGGTCCGCGTCCGCCTGGCTCTTGGATCGCTTCGCGGTCTTGAAGTCGACGACGCCGCGTTTCTCGTTGGCCACCTGCACCGCGCCCAGGTCGATGATGCCAAGGTAGTCACGCGGCGCGTTCGGTAGCTCGATCCGTACCGCGTGCTCGACAAACAGCGGTTGATACGCCGGCGCCTGCAGCTTGGCGTGAACGTCGATGATCGCCGCCAAGTCGTCCTTCATTTGCCCGAGTAGCTTATCGACGCCGACCGAGGCTTCCTCGGGCGTCAGCATCACGCCGTCGCGGGATTCGGTTTCAAACTCCGCGATGCCGGCCTCGATGATCTGATTTACCGGCAGGTCGCGGCCGGTCGTTAGCTTCTGCCGCATATTGGTCGCGGCGGCGCCGTGCATTCCCTTGCCGCGCAGGGCCGCGACCCCGGGCGGGATAATCTCTTTTTCTTCGTAGCGCCGCCGGTAGCTCTCCGGGCACATCGCGTGCATGAGCAGTTGCGAGGCGGAAAAGTGGGGCTTGGCGGATTGCTCGCGAGCGTGAATACCCATTGCGTAGACTCCGTGGAAATGATGGTGTCGGCCTAACCGATCTAGGCACAGTCCGCCGCTAAACTGGGCGCGGAAAATTACGCTTTCGCCTTGCGATGCTGCGCCGCGTTCGGGCAGGTCGCGAAGTGAGACGTGCCGTCCGGGTCGACCGGCATATTCTTCCCGGCCGCGGTCTTGATCCAAAAGACGCGAGCCCCGCACGACCGGCAATTCGCCGGCGCCGTACCCTCGGGGATCGAAAACTTGATCGCTTGTCGTTCTGGCATTAGTCCAGACTCCCGGTAAAGATCGCCCCGGCCGCCAGGGCCTCGGCGTGATGTTGCTCCCGCATCGCGGCAATGCGCGCGGTGATTTCCTCCTCAGTCGGCGGATCTTCGTTGCGGCCGATCACGACCGGAGGCGGGCCAGCGTCGGGGTGGCGGTAATTCCAGCGGCGCCGGCAAACCTCGCCGCAGAAGCGCTTGGCTTCCCACTGCAATTGCCGGTGATTGGGCGTGCGGATCATCGCCGCTCCGCAGTTGGCGCATTCCTTCGTGTCACTCTCCATTGGTATCGCCCCCGCCGAAAAAGTCGATTTCCTCGGTTGCTTTCTTGGTTTCATCGCGCGCCGTGGCCGGTGGCCGGTAGCCGATAAACCTCCGGCAGGTCGGGCATTCCATCCTCGCATAACCGCGCGTGTCGAAGCCGTGGACGATCATTAGCGCCGGGTCGTTGTGCGGCGTCGGGCAAGCTGGGCGCGGCGGCGGGACGAATCGCGGGGCCGGGTTGCCGTGGCGGTCAAAGATCATCGTGGTTTTCTCCAAAAAAGCCGGGCCGCGGGACGGGCGCCACGTCACTAGAACCTGCCCCGCGGTTATCCGGCCCCGCAAGACGTCAACGAGACGCCTTGCGCCGTGGTGTTTTGTCCGGCCATTTGCAGAGCGAGCAGCCGAGCGTCCCGCGCCGCGTGCTGACGATCGCGCCGCGGCAGCCGTGACGCCGGCAAGTTTCGCCCAAGAGCATCCCGACCGCGTCGGGCGCCGTGGTTAGTTCGCGACGCATGACCTTGACCGAGTCCGGCGCCGCGATCCCGAGGGATACGCGGCTTCCGGTCAAGGCGGTGACTTCGATTACGACGTCGTCGCCGATCAAAATCTGTTCGTTCAGCTTCCGGGTCAGGATCAGCATTTTCAGGCCTCCGTGCGGGGGTGAATGTATCGCTAGACCAAAATGCCGTCCTCAACGCGATCCCGCATTAAAGCGGTGTTGATCGCGCCGTCCTCGCGATCGTTGACCAGCAAATCCAATCGTTCGCGGGCCTGGTCGCTAAGTCGGGAGGCCTCGATATAGCGAAAGTCGGGGACGATCCCGGACCGCAGCGACACGACGCGGACCCAGGAGATATCCCAGTAGCTATGCCCGTCGTCCTCGGGGACGAAGGACGCGGCTACCAGCAGGCTTGCCGTCCAGACGCGCGCGGCTTTGTGGCAGAGGGGCAGGTCGTTGAACCGGACGCGGATATCGACCAGCATCGGGCGGGTCATGTTTCGCTCCTTGCGAGGGTTAGGGGCGGGTCGAACCATTCGGCCCGCTATTGGGATAGGTACAGATCGGGCGCGGACTGGGCGCGGAATTCCTGAAAATTATTGGCCTGGTTGATCTTTGAGCAGGGCGTCGATGCGGAAGCAAGCGGTTGCATCGCTTTCCAGGTCTGCCCGCCACTCCCTCAGCGCCTTCTCCAACGCCGTGATGCGTTCCAACACTGGGGCGAGTTCGGTGGCGATGGCAGGCAGTGAACGAGTGCGAAGCCAGTCCACTTGCTCAATCTTGAACGTATCCGGCGTGAATACTCCCTCCGCAATCCGCTCCGCCAGCCCGCTCGTGTCGAGCTTCTCCAGGTGGGCGGTGTAGGCTTTCTCAACAAACTCACGGCACTTCTGTACCGCCTTAAAGGTTTCGTTGTAGGGATTTGTGACTGATCCCCAATGCTTGAACGCTTCCTCAATCCAGTCCGCGTCACTCATGGTCCTGCTCCTTGGGTTAATACGACAGAATCATCACCCAGAACGCCACGGAACCCGACAAGCAGAGAATCCCCGCCGATGCACACACGAACGTAATCGAAATGTCCTGCAACTTGTCCCAGTCGATTTCACGGGTTGAATACCCGTTGCGGTATGTTTCGCGAGTCAGCATCATGTCTCCCCTTGTTTGAGTTGTGGTGTCTCCTTCGCCGCAGGGAGCCAGCCGGGATTGTCATCAAGCCATTTACGAAGCGCCTGAACGTGCGGACGCATCATCGCTCGTTGTGGATATGTTTTACAAACGCCGTCGGCAGCGGCAATCAGCATCGCCAGCCGCAACCGCAGCCGTTCGTTCTCGGCCAATACAACATCCGACTTTCGCAACATTGCCAAATCGTTGAGCAATTCCAGATTCTCGGCTTTCAGCCGTTTGTTCTCGGCACGGAGCGTAGCGAGTTCGGAGGTTTCTGCTTGGTCGTTCATGGCTGGGCCTTTGCGTTTCAATGGGAACTCGGCAACCGGAAGTGATTCCAGGAACTTTGCTTCTGCTTCTGTCATCACTCGCGGTTCGAGGATGTCGTTGAGTAAATGTCCGAGGTTCTCTCTCTTCTCCACTCATGCTCACGCTCCGTGGTTGGTTAGGTGAATAAACTTCCCTGCTGCTTCGGCTCAGCTTCCGCTCGCGCCTTCTGACACCGATCGCATAAGCCGATGTGCGTGCCCCAGCAGATCCACCAATCAGCTCGTTCGTATTCGTCAAGGTCTTCGTCTTCGCTGTCCTGATAGCAGCGAATCGGCTTAGCCTCGCCACGCTCCACTTGCGTCCATTCGCCAGAAGCAATCAGCCGACCGAGTTCCGCTTCCGTGATGCCGTCCTTGTCGGAGCGGAAGCAGTCGAAGCATTGGAGTTGAATCCAGTCTTCGTAGAGTTTGGGCTTCTTCTTCATCAACTCACTCGCTTGGGGTTAGGGTGCTGGGGCTAGGCTGTACATCCAACGGCCTTGGCAAAGGCTGTCGTTACCGGCCAGACTTTCATCTCGTTCGTGCGAATCATCGTCCTCTGGCCTACCTGCATCTGCCAACGATGTCCTTCGGCGTTGAACACGACTTCGGCAGCAATCACGTCGCACAAACCTCGATGGCACGAAAGATATACTTATTCCAGCTTCGGTCGTGTCTCACTGGCGCTTCGCTGGCAATCATCACATCGCCGAATGGCGACGCCAGCATGTTTTGCGAATGATACTCGGGGCCTTGCGCCACAACGAAGAGTTCTCCGGGTTCGATTGTCATCACTCCATCTCCTTGGTTGTTGGTTGTCTGGCGAGGTTAGATGACCGTGAACTGCGGCGGCGTGGTGAGCTTGAGGCGACGGACGGGACGATCAAGATGGTATGAAGCGTTATGGTATGAGTGGAACACGTCACCGAAAATCACATGCGATCCGTAAGTGACTTTTCGCAGCACGACTTGAGGTGTGTCGATGAACACGAACAACTCGCCATGTCCAACGTCCTTATACGTCAGTTGCTTCTCTTCCTCCGGCCACACGACCAGCGGTTGCTCTTGCATGGGTTGCTCCTGGGGTTGGGGCGGTTCGGCTCCGGTGCGTTTGACGAGGATGAATCGTTCTTCTCCGTACGTGTTGTCTCCGTGTTCCTCAAGGCGCACGACCTTGTGGCTGGTTCCGGTGACTTTGTACGTGCGATCGTCGCAAAGTCGGTGATACGGTTCATACACAGGGGCGATGCATTTTACGATGTCACCAACTTGAGCTTCTTCACCTGACTTGTACTTCGCCATTCGTCACTCACTCGGGACTGGGGGTTGCGGGGGTGGGTTAGTCATCTTCATCTTCATCTTCCTCCGACCACTCGCCAAAATACTTGTGCATACGGATGAAAACGCTGTCCGTGAATTTATCGTCGTCGTCGCAAGGTGCCCTTCTCTGAAAACAAAAGTCGCTCATACTCCGATTGCCACGCTGCGTAGCGAATTGCAGCAGCCGCAAGCCTACGAAAACAACGCGCGTTGCGCACGGCCCTTTCCGCTCGATTCTTCGAGGTATCGCTCAAGTCCGCGCAGTTGTTTTTTGTCGCCCCTGCACCAGCCGGTTCCATCGCAACTCTCCGCGCCTGCCTCGTGACAATGCCAAAGCCACTTGTAGGTGTTAATGCGACCTACGTGAACTCGTTGAAAGTTTTCGCACCACATCCGAATTGTCTTTCGTTTCCACTCCGTCGTGCCACCAACGAATATTACGCTAGCCTCGCTCGGCACATCTTGCGGTGTCATACCGTCTTGCACGGCCATTGCTAGCGTGTACTTCGCTAATCTCGGTGCCCATGCGTCCCACTCGCGCAACGTCCCGTTGCGGTCGCCAACGGCATCCGGCACAACCACCCAGCGGCAATGCCTGCCGTGCGTCTCCAGCAGCTTCAGGAACGCATCTTGATTCCATTCGCGATTGTTTGCCCATACTGCGAATCGCCCGTTGTCGAGTGCGTAGGGAATAAAGCTATATGGACCCTTGGCTGCGTGCGGTGAGTACAAATGCCCGATACGACCTGGATAGCGTCCGGCCAACCAACCAATGTGCAACTTAGCGTTGTCGGCTGGCATAACCATCACTGCTCACCTCGCTTTCGTTGGTCAGGATGCGTCGGGCGATGTACTCAGCGACCTGGGGAACAACGGCGTTGCCAAGTCCTCTAAGTCGGTCCACTCGGCCGGGAATCCCATGAGCCACTCGACCCACACTGGGTTCAACGAGCCACCAATCTGTTCGCTCAGGGGCCGTGAATTGCGATCGTGGGTAGCCTGGCTCGCCTTGCCGGACTTCCAATCTCGTGCCGTTGGAGTTGCAAACATCTTCACCGCCCCAATCAAGTTGGTCCCGTGGCCTCTCTCCCGTACTGACTTCGAGTTGTTGTTCGATCCGCCGTTCTGCGCCGTTGGCGTGGGCCACAATCCAGATTCGGTCCCGGCGATGCGGCGCGCCAACGGCGGAAGCGGGTACACAATGCCATTCCGCATCAAACCCGATCGCAGCAAGCGCCCCGAGCACTTGATCCAGTCCGCGAGAGCGAAGGGCCGAGACGTTTTCGATAGCCGCATATTTCGGCCGCAGCGTTTTGACGATTCTGTGAAACTCCCACCACAGCCCGCTTCGCTTTCCGTCGAGCCCAAGGCCGGGCCCGGCGAGTGAGATGTCCTGACACGGGAATCCTCCGCAGATAACATCGACGCTCCAATCTCCTGCGGGCGGGAAGGTTCTAACGTCATCGTGTCGCCTCACGTTGGGCCAGTGTTTTTTGAGCACCTTGCGGCAGAATGGGTCAATCTCGACTTGCCACGCGCACTCCATTCCGGCTCGCTCGAAGCCAAGATCAAAACCACCCACACCTGCGAATAATGAACCAAACCGCATCACCATCACCCACCTCACTTAGTCATGTACAACCGGCTTGCCGCGTCGCGTCTCGACTTCGACGGTGAGTTGCAACGGCTCAAGCATCGTGCCGCCGTCCACTGTTCTGGAATTCAGGTCACGCTCTGCTACGGTGTAGCGCGTGCCGACCTTTAGGCCATCGTCCCCAGACGAGCGGATGCACTCCACAAGATCGCCAAGTTCCGGCGTCTCGCCCGATGCATAGGTGCCGTTCTGCACTACCATTTGCCACTCCTCAGGGCTGGGGGTTGATCGTCATCGCCCGGCCTGCCGTTCGTAGTAATCCGCCAGCCAGCCGGCGATATCCGCTCGAAAAATCGTAAAACCCCGTTGCGGGAACCGGGCCACGACTTCGCCCGCGAACGCCGAGACGAGCTCCTCGCGTTCAGCCGCGCCGGCATACCCGGCATGGAGCAACAGCCCCCGAGCCAGGACGCGGCGGAACGACGGCGCCGCCTCGAGCCCCCAGTCGAATTCGGCCAGATCGGAATTCATCACCCGGCAGCCGTCGCAGCGCGTGACGCAGCGGTAGCGCTTGTGATGCCGCCAGCCGGAGAAGTGCGATAGTTCGTGCGCGACCATAGCCGAGGCCTCGCGTCCGGGAATTGCGTGGGAAATCCTAACCGCGTTTTTTGGAAAAGGGAAGATCAGTCCGGGGATTTTTCCGCTGATCGTATTGTAATGTACGGGCGTACCGTTAGAATTGCGGCACTCTTGGGGGTTTTCCACAGCTCATGGCCCCCGCCCGAAAATAGCCCGACTGGCCGACTGGCCGTCGGGTTTTTCTTTGCGCTATGGGGGCAATTAGGCTGGACATCGCCCAAGGCGATTGTTTAGGATTTGTCCCGCTTGGCGGCGTGGAAACCGCCAGGCAGATAACCATCCTCACGAAGGGGGTCTCCCGTGATTTGGATCAAGGTCGAGCATGGGCTTGCCAATAAGCCCGAAGTGTTGGCCATTTCACAGCAGCTTGGAATTCCCAGGCTAGACGTCGTCGGCCGCCTGATTGCGATCTGGGAATGGTTCGACGCGAACACGACGGACGGGACCAATCCCGCCGTAACTCGCGCGTTTTTGGACGAACTTTCGAACTGTTTTGGATTCAGTTTGGCGATGAGTTCGGTTGGCTGGTTGGACGAGTTTCGAGGGGTTTTGAGTATTCCAAACTTTGAGCGTCACAATGGCGAAAGTGCTAAACGGCGGGCACTTGCGTCAACGCGCATGGCCAAAACTCGTGTTCGCAAAGTGTTGCGCTCGCAGCGCAACAAAAGCGCAACCAGAGAAGAGAAGAGAAGAGAAGATAGTTCTCCTAACGGAGAACTATTTACATGGCCGCCAGGAATGGAGACCAAAGAAGCCAAAGAAGCCCTCTCGCGATGGCTCGAATTCAAGCGCTCTGCCGGCCAGTCGTACCGCCGGAAACAGCACGTCAACGCCCTCCTGTCCCGGTTTGCCGAACACGGCCCGGCGGCCCTCTGCCAGGCGGTCGACTTCGCGATCGCCAACAACCTGACCTGGATTCGCCCGTACAAGGAGTCGAAAACCAATGGCGGCCAACATCGAAACAAACTTCGCGGCTTGTATCGAGAAACTGCCGACGGCCAAGGATGAATACCGTCTCCATGAGGAGCGCGTCGAGGCGGCCCGCCGCCGCTCGCTGCTGTCGTCGCTGCATTCGCAAGTTGGCGCGAGATATCAATCCGTGACGCTGGACGGATTCAAGGTCTACGGATCGGCCGACGTCCAGAAACGGATGCAAAAAGCGATCAAACTGGCGACGGCATTTTCCGTGAATATGCCGGAATGGCGGGAGAAAAACCTGCTGTTTTTCGGGACGGTCGGCACGGGCAAGGATCACCTGATGATTGCGCTTGCCCGCGAAATCGTCCTGGGTCACGGGATTGAAGTTCTGTACACGACCGGCGGAAGGCTGTTTCGGCAACTGCGATCCGCAATCAGCCGGCGGGAGTCCGAGTCCGATGCGTTCACCCGCTTCGTTAAGGCCCCAATTTTGGCCATTAGCGATCCGGTCCCGGCGATCGGCGGCAATTCGGATTATTCCGCCTCACAATTGCAGGAAATCGTCGACGAACGCTACCGGATGCGTCTGGGGACGTGGATCACGGCCAACGTCGAAGGCCGGCAGGACGGCATGGAGGGATTTGGCGTGGCTGTTTACGACCGGCTGATGCAGGACGCGGTCACGATCGACTGCAACTGGCCGAGTTATCGCACAAAATCCTAGATTTTCCGCGCCTAATTTCCCGGCTGGTTGTACCTATTACCTCGGCGGGCAATTGAGACTCGCCGGACAGAAAGGAATCTCGGCATGGCCGCGAGGACGAACGGCACGAAACAACGGAACATTCCCGATTCACCCGACGAGCGGCGCGAGAAATCGGCCCGGCTGGACAGCCTCGGCCGCCTGCCGCCGCAGAACGAGGAAGCCGAATGCGGCGTGCTGGCCGGCATCCTTTACGACCCGTCCCAGGCCGATCTTGTGGCGGGCCGGCTGGATCCCGACGACTTCTATAGCGAAGCCAATCGGCAGATTTTCATCGCGATTAACAACGTCCACGCGGCCGGGCGTAAGGTAGATATCGGCCTCGTCGTTGACCGCCTGACGCGGTTCAACATGCTGGAAGCGGTCGGCGGCGTCGCCTACCTGATGGAAGTCGTCGAGTCCGCGGTCCACGCCGGCAATACGGTTTATTACGCCGACCTGGTCCGCGAATACGCGATGCGCCGTCGGTTGATCCACGCGGCGACCGACTGCCTCCGGGACGCCTACGACGAAACTACCGAAATCCGCAAGGTCGCCACGAACACGGAAACGAAGCTCGCGGATATCGCCGCCCACCGGGACGCCTCGGCCCTCACGCCGGTCTGCGACGCGGCGGCGGAAATGGTCCACGCCGCTAAGAAAAAGGCGAGTCAGCCCCGCGAGGAGCGAAAAACCGGCGTCAAGTCGAGCCTCTGGGCGCTGCGTGAACTGCTCGGCAATTACGAACGTCAGCAGGTCACCTTGGTCGCGGCCCGTACCAGCGTCGGGAAAACCTCGTTCGTAACCAGCGAAATTGCGCATTGGCTAGAACATGAAAACTACGTCGGCTACTTCTGTTCGCTGGAAATGCACCGCGTCGAAGTCGTGGAAAAAATCGTCTGCGCCGCGACGAACGTGGATTCCCGGCGGTTCCGCGAAGGCTATTGCGGGCCGGAGGAAATCGCACTCATCACGGATTGGACGAAGGAATTTGCGGGGAAAAAGCTCTATATCGACGACGCCCCCGAGCGGACGGTCAACGAGATTCTGGCCATGGCGCGGCGGGTCAAACGGCAGGCCGGGCGCCTGGACTACGTCGTCCTGGACTACATCCAACTGGTCGAGTGGGACGGCGATAAGTACGCCAAACGCCACGAGCAGGTATCGAAAATCAGCCGGGCGATTAAAATCGGCGCGCGGTTGCTGGACGTGCCGATGATCGTCCTCTGCCAACTCAACCGCGAGGCCGCGGAAGGCCGCCCGAAACTTAGCCACCTGCGGGAATCAGGAGCGTTGGAACAGGACGCCGACAAGGTGTTATTCATCGACCGGCAGACCGAGGGCTCCGACGCGGACACGGCGGCGGCTACGCTGATTTGCGCAAAGAATCGTTTCGGCCGGACCGGGGAATGCCAAGCGGCGTTTTTCGGCGGCTGGCAGAAATTCGCCGATATGGCGCAAGCGACGATGTTTTAACCCGCAAATGGCAAATTAAACGGAGCATCAAAAATGCGCAAGACCATCGAACAAGTTGACGCCATCATGGCCCGCATCGACGAACCAGACCGCTATCGTTGGTGCGGCGCTGAGAACGGGCCGTGCGCTTGCTTGGGATGCGTGCAAATCTGCTCGCGGTCGCTGATGTACGAAAAGACTTTTGCGCGCCAACATCGCGGCGACCCCGAGTACATCGACGAACGGCGAATCCCGCCTGTCATTCGCGAAGCGTTCCGCATCACTCACGAAGAGTGGGAAGCGTGGAAGCTACGCCACCCGGAACCGCCACGGGATGAAAACTACTACAGCGTCACGTGCGCGGAGCCAGGAACGAAGTTCGCTGCATCAGCCGAATTTCCCACACTGCCCGGTTCTGGTTTTCGCATCATTTGTTGTTCTACGTTCGTAGCGCCAAACGACATTCCCATCGACGGTGTCCCGGCGTGGGTCGTTGCAGCGGCACGTCGCGTGCAAGTCAAGGTGTACGAAGGCGATTGGAGCGTAGAGACGATTGCTCGATTGATTCACGAGGAAGCAGAGGCGGCGGCCGAACTGGCATCCACAACGAACACAAAGGGGGAGTGATGGCGAAGTCTCAACCGTCCGATGATTTCCTCTCGCTCTGGCGCATGCTTGGCGCATCGCGGCACGCCGGGCTGATCTACCCGGAACCGGAGCGCGAGCTACGCTTCCACCCTCGCCGCGAGTGGCGATTTGATTTCGCCTGGCGTGACGCCTGCGTAGCCCTGGAAATGGAAGGCGGAATCTTCGTCGGCGGTGGCCATACCCGCGGCGTGCATTACTCCGGGGACTGCGAAAAGTACAACCACGCCCAACTTCTCGGCTGGGCGGTCATGCGCATGACGCCGCTATCGCTGCGGCCGACGGCGCCGAAGTACACGAAGCGGGGAACGATCGCCGCGGGCTCAAACTACAATCCGGTGGATTTTTTGGAACTGCTGGCAAAATTCATTGCCCGCCGAATTGACGAAATTCCCTGCGCGGGTGTAGATTCGTCGGGCCGCAATTCCGACACCCTTTTCCCGTTTTAGCGGAGCAACCCCGTATGAGCGTCGGCAAACTGCAATTGATTGAGGAAGCCCAGGACAACGTCAACAAGCTGGCCTTCCGCGTGGCCAACTCGAAAGCGGAATTCGAGGCGGTCAAGAAACTCCACGATCAGGCCGTGAAGCGCCGCGACCAGGTCATCGCGATCGGCGAGGCGGCGCTTAAAGATCAGCATCCGTTATTCCCCGAGGAGGAAAACGGTAAGCCCAAGACGGCCGCCGGGGCCGGAAAAGAGAAAAAGCCCACGAAGGCCCAAGTGAACGCCGCCGCCGTGGCGGACTCGGTCAAAACCGACGCCAAGGCCTGGCGCGCGGTGCCGATCAAGGACGTGATTACAATTGGTTCGATTCGGAACTATCTTGAAACGGATGGTATTACCGAGCTCGGCCCGATGATTGACAAGTTGGGCAAGGGATGGAACTTCAAGGATTGCCCTGGCGTCGGGCCGGAAAAGGCGGCCCGCGCCGCCGATCAACTCGCGTCCTATCGCAAGGCTCACCCGGAGTGGATTTTCTAACCGTCGGCCCTCGCGGCCGTTTGACGATAGCCGGGCCGCGCCACTTCGGCCGGTCCGGCGCTTTTTTCTCTAGCGGAGCATTGATCATGCGTTTTCTCTTGATTGCGTTTGCCGGCGCCGCCTTGCTTCACGGCATCGACCTTGTGCAAGGACAGCCTCGCCAGCGTAGAAGTGTGGTGGCGCAAGCGCCAATCCTCAAGCCCGCCCCTCGCGTGGCGCCAGCGACAAGGATTGACCCCGTGGCTGTCATGCTGCGCGCGGAGATTCAAAGTCTCCGCTGGGACGTCGATGACCTGCTGATTCTCAATAGGCCGGACGATGGCAAGCCGGAAAACCTGGCGAATCCAAAATCGAATACCGTGATCGTTTCGGGTGACTACCCGGAAGATCGCATTCCAGCCGGCGTGAAGATCGACGATCAGCGGCCGCCAGACAAGCGCGGTCGGATGCTGTATTTGTCCGTCAAGTTGAAAAACGGCAAAGAGGAGCGCGTCTATCCGCCGGTCGTCGAATGGCGCGGCAATAAAGAGAAGTAGGGCGCGCGGATTGCATAATCCCGCGCCGGCAGCTTTCCACGAACCTTTACCGAAGGAATCCCGACAATGGCCCAGACGAAACAGACGACATTCGCCCGGCTTCAACGGCTCGAGGCGGAATACTCCGAAGCCCTGCGGATCGGCGATCGCGCCGGCGCCGGGCAAATCCTCAAGCGGATTATGGACCTGCTTGGCCAGATCGACGTCGCCAAGCTGCAGGCGCTGATCGAGTTTTTTGCCGGCTTGTTCGGCACGCCCGAAAGCCCCGCGGAGCCGAAGGCCCTCGGCACGTCGCTGGCGTTATCCGCCGGCGAAGTCGAAGCCCTCGCGATTAGCCCGGCGTGGTTGCAATTGCTGCTGTTCCTGATCGAGTTGTTCCGCAAGTTCCGCGAGGCGCAACCGGCCTCGGCGGAAGTCGAACGCTTGACGCTGCTGTGCAAGGACCAGGAGAACCAGATCGCTCGCTTGCAAGCACCGACCCAGACGCCCCCGGCTGAGGATCCCGATAAGAAGCACGCCAAGAAGCACTAAGCCGACGGTTTTACTTGCCGAATCTCTGGGGGCGAGGTTACACTGACCGCGCCCCCTTTCTTTTTGCGCGGAGCGTATTTCGTCATGGAACCGATTTACCGTATCCCGCCGTGGCGCCAGCGGACGACGATGCTGACGCTAGACGAGCGGCTGGACTGGTCGCTGGAAATGATCGGCGCCCCGGAGGCGTGGAAGCGGACCCGCGGGGCCTGGGAAGATCCCAATACCGGCGAGACGAAAAAAGTCCGCATCCTGGTGATTGATACCGGCGTGCAAGTCGGCGCCGACGGGCGCTGCAATCACCCGGATTTATCTAACAACCTGGCGAGCGGGATCGACTTTACCGGTAGCCCGTTCGGCATCGGCGATCGCCAGGGTCACGGCACGGCAACGACGTCGCTGATTGGTGCCAAGAATGACGGCGCCGGGATTATCGGCGTGGCTAGCGAAGCGAAAATTGATCACGCCAAGGCCCTCGGTGATGACGGGACCGGGGAGAATCGCTGGATCGCCCGGGCCGTCGATTACGGCCACGACATTGACGCCGACATTATCAGCTTCTCCGGCGGCTCCGCGGTGGATGATCCGGTCCTGCGCGACGCGATCGAGCGTTTCGTCGCCCACCGCGCGCAACGCTTTTTCATCGCGGCGGCCGGCAACGACGGCCTGCCAAACTCGGTAAACTTCCCCGCCGCCTATCCGTTCGTCCTCGCGGTCGGCGCCGTCGATCGCAATAAAGTCACCGCGCCATTCTCGTCGCGCGGCGACCAGGTCGACATCGCCGGCCCGGGGGTCGGGGTGAAATGCGCCGCCCTCGGCTCACGCTGGGGGGCTTTCGATGGGACCAGCTTCGCTTGCCCGATCGTCGCCGGCACCGCGGCCTTGCTGCTGGCCAAGCACCGCGGCAAGAAAACGCACAATACGCCGCTGAATACGATCGAGGATTTGATTGGCCACCTAAAGGCCTCGGCGATCAAGACGGACGACCCGACCGGCACGGGCTGGGGGATCGTCAACGCCGGCGATATGCTAGCGCGAGACGACGAACCGGAGGCCCCCAAGACGCCGATCGTCGAACGCCGCGTCGGGCCGTTCGTGTTCCATATGCCGGCGCGCCCCGGCGACTTCGCGTCCGTCGGTTTGGGAATCACCACGAACGCGGAGAAGTCGGCGGCCGTCGGTGTCCTGTCCGAAATCGCGGCCTTCGTCGATTCGATCGACTTGCAGCCAGTTAGCCCGGCCGAACCAACGGCCGGTTAGCAGATACGCACCACCCCCGCCGCCAAGGGGCCGAGCGCCGCAACCCGGGAAGCGGAACGCCCCAGCCGAATCCAACCCCGCACCAATCCGGTAATGATTCGGTCAACGAACCACGCCAGCGGCCGCCGGGGGCCGCCCGTGGATTACCGCGGAGCCTACTCCCATGCGTAGCCCTTTGCACGCGTTTTGCAGATTTGTATACGTGGCGTTACAAATCTGCGTTTTCTGCGCAACGCCATGCGCCGCCCAGCAGTTCACGGCCCGCGAGGTTGCCGTTGGTCGGCTATTCTTTTTCGACCCGCGGGTTAGCGCCGACGGCTCGGTTGCCTGCGCGACCTGCCATCAACCCGAGCGCGGCATGACGGACGGACGGGAGCGCGCGGTTGGCATCCTCGGCCAGGTCGGGCAGTTCAACACGCCGACGATTATCACGGCCGCCTATCAGCCTTTGCAGTTCTGGGACGGACGGACCCGCGGAGTCGACGCGCAAAGCCTGCAACCACTGACGAACCCGATCGAAATGGGCAACGATAGCGTGGGCCAGGTGATGCGCCGCATGAATCAAATCCCGCTCTATCGCGCGGCGATGCGCCAAGTCTACGGCACGCCCGAGGTTACGAGCGGCCGGTTCGCGCGCTGCATCGTCGCCTACGAAGCGTCGCTGAACAGCTTCAACCTCGCGATAGATCGGCGTACGGCCGGCTACACGCGGACGCTAAGCCCGCTCGCGGAACACGGCTTCGCGGTATTCCAGCGGGCAGGCTGCGCGTCGTGCCACGTTCCCCCGCTCTACACCGATTCAGCGTTCCATAACAACGGGATCGCTTGGGTTTCGCGCGACGAGGATCTAGGCCGGCTCGACGTCTTGCCGCCCGATAGCGACCGCACGCCGGCGACGGTCCGCGCGTTCAAAACTCCGACGCTGCGCGGGATCGACCGGACTGCGCCGTACACGCATTCCGGGATCGTGCCAAACCTCGAAACGATGGTCGGCCTGTACTCAACCGGGATGCTCCGCGACGATCGCCGGCGGGATCGGTTTATGGATCCCCGCGTCCTGGCTATCGGGCGCATGGGGCTAACCGGGTACGATCAGCGGGGGCTTACGCAGTTCCTCCGCGAGGCCTTTACGGCGCCGGACGTTTACCGGCAGGGAGCCCCGATCAAGCCATGAAACCCGTCGACCGCAAAGCTATCGGCGTAATGCTCGCCTGGTTGATCGTCGTCGCGTTCTTGTCCGAACACGGCACGGATCACTATATGCGGCTGCAAATGCTCAAGAAACTCGCCGCCGGCGCAGTCGAACCGTTGGAGGAAATCGACCCGCCGCCGAACGCTGGTCCGGCCGAACGGCCGAACACTTCGGAGACTGCAACCGCCGACGAATTCACGGCTTATGACGATCGTTCGACCGAACGTCCGAACACTTTGCCGCCAATGGCCCCGACCCCGCTCGAAATCCGAATCAGCGGCCCGGTCGATTCGTTGGTCGGTGATCTGGTCGAGCTCCATGCCGAGACGACGCAGGACGCGACGCAATACGCCTGGTCGATCGCCCCGCCGGTACGCGGCCTGATGATCCTGGATGACGGCGAGAAGGCGGTATTTGCTAACCGCGAGGCTGGCGATTACCTGGTGATCGTCTCATGCGCGAACGCCCAAGGCCAAAGCGCGCATGCGACGATGCCGTTTACGATCCGGCCGGCGCCGCCGGAGAATCCGTTGACGGTCGAAAGCCTCGCGGAAGCGAATCCGCCGCCCGACGTCCGCGACTTAATCCGTCGCTGGGTGGCCGAGGTAGTGACCGACAACCGGGCCGGGGAAACCGCGGCCGTGGCGGCTAGTTTGCGGCAGGTATCCAACTTGCTGAGTACAAATCAACTGGCGGCCACGCCCGGCGCAGACGCCTTATTCGAAGTCGAGCGGGTCGCCGAAACGACGATGGGGCCGACCAACTTCCCGAAGTGGGCGAGTTTCTTCGGCCGCGTGCGGGACTTCATTTATCCGCTAAACCAGCGCGGGTATGTGCAAACCCCCCAGCAATACGCTAACGTGTTTAACAACCTGGCCGGCGAGCTCGAGGCGATTGCAGCGGGACGCTAGCCGTTACTTCGGAGGATCACACGATGAAGCGCATGACTTTTCGGCAAGCCCTCAAGGCTAGCCTGGCTTTGGGCTTACTGTTCGCGCTGGCGGTTTCGGCGCATGGCCAATGCAATCCTGGCCGCGTGTTCGACGACGCGAACCTATCGCTTGGCGCGGCGTTGGGATCCGGCAACTGTCCGGGCGGCAATTGCCAACAGCCGGCCGCCCCGTTGCCGGCCCCGCTTTCGAGTGGCGCCGCGGCCGCGTCGGCGATTGCGGGACCGCAAGCGTATGCCGCGCCAACCGGCGACATGCAGGCTATCGTCGCGGCCGTCATCGTCGCGGCCGTCATCGCCCAAATGCACGCTCAAGGCATGGCGTCGAGCTCGGTAGCTTCGAAGCCGCTTTACATGAGTGCGCCGTCTTACGCCTCTAGCGCGTCGAGCTCGGCCGCCGCGGCCTCGGCAATGGCAGGCGGCCAGGTCTACGCGGCCCCCGCCTACACCGCGCCGGCCCCCGTGGCGTTGTCCTATCAAGTCGTCCCGCTCGCGGCCCCGACGATCCCGGTCGCCCTGGCCAACGTCTCGAACGTCTCGACGGCCTCGGCTTCCTCGGGTGGCGGCGGTTGCGGCGGTGGCCGTGGTTTCTTCCGTCGCGGCAGCCGGACGCGCACGCGAACCGTAGCACAATCAGGCGGCAGCCGATCGGTTTCGACCAGCACATCGGTTAGCCGCTAAACCGCAGCGCGTTGAACTACCCCCGGGCGTTGCGGGCTCCGCCGCGGCGTCCGGGGGCAACGCCACCTTTTAGGCCGGTCCAACCTCTCAGCCGGGAATTGCGAAACGTGGGCATGAGGTAAGGCCGCGATGGTGCTCTGTTTCTGTACAGGCTCAACTCTATCTTGCCGCGACCTTGGGACCGGCCTAATAGGTGGCGACCATGCGAAGCGCTTGGCTCTGGATCATCGCGATCGCCGATATCGCTTGGACGTCGACACTGGAATGGATGACGTCTCAGGACTTTAGCGCCGACGAGGTGTGGGTCTGCGTGTTTCACGCTATTTTCGTGTTCATCGTCCTCTACCTAGTCGGCTCAATGAGGGAACGCTATGTCGACGGCCGGGAAGCACGAGGCGCCCAC